ATATCACTGCGTTAGTATTAGGTAGTTTTATTTTAATTATAGGTGGTGTATTTCTATCTATAACAAGCCAAACAGCCGTAGGACAAGAATGGAAAGAATTATTGTTACTTATGTTAGGTGCCTTCATTGGTAGCTATGGTAAAATAATTGATTACTGGTTTTCTGACACAGATAAAGATAAAATGTTAGTTCAAAAAATGGACGAAGAGGATGGTATTTCAATGTCACATACTAATGATATGAAAGAAACTAACAAACCTATTACTCCACTAATTCCAGATGCATTCGTTACAGCTGCGGCTCATGCACATCAAACTAACTTGATGGAAATGGACATGAAAAAAGATCAACAAGAACATGATCAAATGATGTCTAAAGACCAACAAGAACATGAGCAGGAAATGGAAAAATTAGAATTTGAACACCAAGTACATCGTCAGTGTGAACACGTTTGGGTTGATAGTGATTATGATGGAGATTTAGAATGCGAAAAATGTGGTAAAATAAAAGACTAACAATTAAAAATTAGAAATATGAAACAATTCTTTAAAAATTTATTTGATGATTCAAACACAGTCAATGAAAAATCAGTAGTTGGATTTACTGCCTTCTTGATGATGGTGGTAACATTAATTGCTGATATTGTAACGGGTATAATGGGTAAAAATATGCCTATTCACGAATTTGTGTTTGATGGATTTATGGTAATTGTATTAGGTGCTTTTGGTATTGCATCAGTTGATAAATTTATTAATAAGAGAAAAGGTAATGAGTAAAGAACAAATAAAAGCAGTAATAATTACTGTACTTTGGTTTGGTTTACTAACATTATTTGCTGTTAAATGTACAGCTCAAGTTGTGGGTAAAACTGTAACTGAAGAATATAAAGCATCATTTGAAAAAAAATCAAACATTGATAGCTTACTTGAATATGATGGCCCTAAAATCCCAATTCAGATACTTAGCTTAGGCATCAGTGAAGATGTCTACGCTATGTATCCTGAATTAAAGGATAAAAGAGTAGGTTTAGGTGTAACTAATATCGTAGTTGAATTCTTAGAAGAAACAAACCATTTTACCTTCACTGAAGATAAAACTGAAATTAAAAACAGAATGGTAAAGCAATTCCAAGCATCACAAGCTGGAATTACTCAAGATAAATTAGATGGTAGGGGTAAAATTAGATTAGCTCACTACTTCGCTTATATTGAATGCTATGATTTCTCAGTTTCAGAAGATGAAACAGTAAACATGAAAGATGGAGTTAAAAATACAGTTGTAACTCGTTTAGGTTTACAAGTTAAATTCGTTAACGCTGAAACAGGAGAGTATTTTACTGGCTCAGGTTTAGGTGAAGCTAAAACAGTTAGAGAATTAACATTAATGAATGATGATAACTTCAGTGAAGTTAAATTCAACCAATCAACAATAGGTACCTCAACTAAAAAAGCACTTGAAATTGCAGCGGGTAAAATATTACTCCGTATGCATAAGAAAGGCATATTTAAATTACAATAATATGGCACGTTCTAAAAAAGTACATTACAATCAACGTAGTATAAAGGCTGGTCGTAAGACAGCTAAACGTATAGCAGCAAATAATAAGGTTTTAAAATCATTAAAGTAAAACTAAATGATTGAAAAAACTAAGAATATATTTAAGTATATTGCTTATTGTCTGTCTCAGTTGGAAAGCTGAGGCACAGACACTTACTTATTCTTTTATTGATCCATGTACTAAAGCAGTTACTTATTTTTCAATCCCTGCTACTGGTACAACAATATTTTTCCTAGGTCAATCAAGACAGTTTATATCAGCAGATGTATCATCAGGTGTATTTGCTACTTGGATTAATCAGGTTTATACTGACTATCGTAGAATAGCACCTTGTGGACAACAACAAGGGCAAGTAACTCAAAATCAAATTACATCACAAATTATAGGCAACACAGTTCAAAGTGTTGTTAGTAGTATTATGAGCCAAGCCCAATCAGCTGCCTCTAGTACTATTACTGGTGTTGCCACATCAGCATCAACCTCAAATGCTTCATCAGCAGGTGGGAATTTAAATGCTTCTAAAGATAATAAAGATGAAAAGAAAAATGACAAAAACAATCAGAATAATACTGGAAATAATTCAAATAATAATTCAGAGTCTAGCAACAACAGTAATACTGGGGTTCCTATCAGTAGTAGCTCTAGTGGGAATGGTAGTGTTTCCACTACAGGAACAGATACGAAAACTGAAGCGAAAGGAGAAGAGGTGGTTGCAACAACAACGATGAATATAGACCAACAAAATCAAAATAGTTCTAAAGATGATAATAGTGGTAGTGGAGGTAAAGGAGGTAAAAATGGAAAAAGCGGATCAAATAATCCTTTAATAGTATCATCTGATTTCACCACAGCACAAAACCTAGATAAAACATTTACACCTATACTTAATTTAAGTATGAATCAATCCTCAATGACAGGAATGTCAAGTTGGGGTACTACAGCAATGATATGGTTTAATTTTAAACAATTTGCTTTATCAAGTAAATACACTAAAATTAATTTTAGTAAAAATGGTAAATTAAAATGGGTGCACAACATTAATTTAACTGGTGTTTATTCATATGGTAACATAATTGGATTTGTTGGTTATAGTGGAATACTGAATGCTGGTAAATGGGGTGTAACTGGGTTTAATATGAGTGGTGCTATGACTATAGTAAATGGTGAAGAAAAAAATACATTTATATCACCATCAGTAACAGCATTCTATACTAAACCATTTAAAGGTAGTAAACGTTTAACTATATCTCCTGAGTTATATATTATATCTACTCCATTAATATATTCAACTGTAAATAAAGTAACAACAACCGATAGAACATTTAGTGCATTTTTAGGTAGTGGGTTTGACTATCAATTAACAAGACGTTTTAAACTAAATATGAACTATAAAGCAAATTTGTCTACCAACCCAGATTTCCCTATATTGTCGTTTTTCCTAATAGGAAGTAAGATTAATTTATGAGGTTACTACTGGTCATATTACTATTTCCCTTTATGCTGTTTGGTCAGTCAATAACTGCGCCACCAGGTAGAACTTACCAAGTAAATGTTAGTGGACAAGATGCAAGTGGATTTGTAATTAATGGATTTGGATCCGAAACATTACTAACATCAATTGGTTTTGTTAACCCACCAGCTGGTGTAACATTTAGTATTACTACAACTACAGGATTATCATTTGCTACAGGATATAATTCTTGGACAAATCAAACACGTTTAAGTTTTACAGGTACTCAAGCTAACGTAAATAATGCCTTAGCATCATTAAAAGTAAATACAGGCGCTACTACAGGTAATGTTCAAATATCAGTAACAACTACTATTAATCCAACGGGATATTATTACAATGCTACTAATGGTCACTTTTATAGACCAATATCAACAACGGCTACTTACACAAATGCTAAAACATTAGCCTCACAACAAACATTTAAAGGACAAACAGGTTATCTAGTTACAATTACTTCAGCAAATGAGGAAAATTTTATTATAGCTAATGTACCTCAAACTAATATATGGTTTGCCCTATCAGATAGGTTACAGGAAGGATATTGGAGAATAGATGATGGTCCTGAAAATGGTACTTTAATTAAAACACAAAATGGGCAAACAGCAGGTAATATAGCTGGTCAATATAATAACTGGTGTGGAGGAGAACCTAATAATGCAGGTGGTGAACATTATGCTGTCACTAAATGGGGTGGAGGTAGTTGTTGGAATGACTTACCTGATTATTTTTCAAATCCATATATTGTAGAGTTTGGCACTTGGTCTAACCCAGCAGACGCTACATTTACCGGTTTCTACTCAGCAAATACTACTAACACAGTAGCAATCACAAATACATTAACAGGAACAGTTTCAATACCAGCAGGATTAAGTTCAAGACCATTACTCACACTTTATAGAGTAGTGAATGGAAATGATGTTTTAGTTGATTATAAAACAGTAGCCACAAATGGTACTTATACATTTGTTTTACCTAATCAAAACTCAACCTATAAATTAGTACCTTCATTAACAGTACAAGGTATAACATCTGCTGATTTTACTTTAGTATGGAATGAAATGCAAAATGAAAGCACACCACCAGTTACTGCTCAAGGTTTAGTAATGACAGGAACCAAACAATGGAAAGCAGCTGATGTAAATGAAAATGGAGTATTGGATTTAGGTGATGCTTATTTAATAGCAGCTCACAATTCAGGGTATAGATTAATAAATAAAGTATTATGGTTTACAGCTGCTAATTATGATTTAATAACCAGATCTAATTTCAGCACTATTAATCCAGTAACATCATTTACACTTAATGTTACAACATCAGATATTACTCAAAATATCAAATATTGCATATTAGGAGATGTTAATCTTTCTCATTCAAGTCAATAATTTAAAATATTTATACTAAACACAACTCTATGGATTTAAATAAATTAAAAGGGCATATTCCTGACAAAGTAATTGAGCAGATTCCGGGTGTAATAAATACATTCAAAATTGACACTGCTGTGAAATTAGCACACTTTTTAGCACAATGTGGACATGAATCAGGTGGATTCCGTGTTGTAAATGAAAATTTAAACTATAGCGCTAAGGGCTTACAGGGTATATTTAAAAAATATTTCCCAACTCCTGTATTAGCTGAACAATATCAACGCAAACCTGAAAAAATTGCTAATCGCGTTTATGCATCTCGTATGGGTAATGGTGATGAAGCATCAGGTGAAGGATTTAAATTCCGTGGACGTGGTTATATCCAATTAACAGGTAAACAAAACTACACTGCATTTGGTAAAGCAATTAATGAAGACATTGCTGCAAATCCTGATTTAGTAGCAACTAAGTATCCGCTATTATCTGCTGCTTGGTTCTTCTCTAAAAATTGCCTCACAAAATGTAAAGATGCATCTGATGCTTCTGTATTAGCTGTTACTAAATGTGTTAACGGTGGTACAATTGGATTAGCTGATCGTCAAAAACACTTCAAAGAATATTACGAGTTATTAAAATAAAAAACATAAAAAATGCAAGTAGATTTTTCAACCCCAAAAAACATCGTTACCGTACCTCAACAATCAGTAACAACTCAAATAATTAATGTTAATCTCATAGTAGATTATCCAGAAGCTAAAAGAGTACAAGCTCAAACTAAAGAAATTGGAGTTATTACTTTATGGAGTGGTTCTACTTATGATGCTATTGGGCAATGGACTGATACAGACGTAATTAATAGAATTTACGAAATGTACAATTAATCCAAGAAAATTTGATAGACCAAAAAAATAGTCTTATATTTACAGTTACAAAATAAAAGTTATATAAATGGAAAACAAACGCAGAAAAATTGCGAACGCCGAAACTCTAGAAACAGCACAACCTGGTTTTGCTAACGGTATTTCAACTCATTTAAAGTCATTACTTGAAGATGGATATCATCGTTCTTTAAGTGACGATGAAAAATGGGGTATAGTAGCTAACGCTGAAAAAGCATATGGACAGTTTTTAACAGCACTTGGTGTTGATTGGGAAAATGATCCTAATAGTATGGAAACTCCTCGTCGTGTAGCTAAAGCCTATGTATTTGATTTATGGGCTGGTAGATATAATTTACCTACTGATATTACAGCCTTTCCAAGTGATGGTTATGCTGGTATTGTATTGGAAAGAGATATTCCTATTGTTAGTATGTGTTCACATCACCACCAAGCTATTCTAGGTAAAGCACACGTTGCTTATATTCCTGGAGCTGATGGTAAAGTAGTTGGTTTAAGTAAATTAAATCGTATTGTAGAGCATTTTGCTCGTAGAGGTGCTATTCAAGAACAACTTACAGTTGCTGTCCATAATGCTATTCAAGCAGTAGCTGAAACTGAAAACGTAATGGTAGTAATTCATTCATACCACAACTGTGTTAGTTGTAGAGGTGTAAAACACTTTGGAGCTAGTATGGTTACAAGTGAAGTATCAGGTGTATTTGCAGATCATAGCCGTACAGCAAAAATGGAAGTAATGGAAATGTTAAAATTAAATATGGAAGGATATAAATAATGGACAGACGATTTTTAACTTGGAATGATATTGATAGAGCAATTAATAGAATAATTGCTAGTATTAATAGTAGTGAAATTAAAATTAATGCTGTTGGAGGATTACCTCGTGGAGGTTTAATTCCAGCAGTTATGCTATCTCATAGATTAGGTATTCCATTCGTGTCTCAAGCTAATATAAAAAATATATTTGGAAATATTTTAATTGTAGATGATATCAGTGATACAGGTAGAACATTAAAACAATTTAAATTTGAAGAAAATATCTATACAGCTACTTTACACTGGAAACAATCATCTGAATACCAACCAGACTACTTTTGGGAAATTGCTTATGAAAACGAATGGATAGTGTATCCTTGGGAAAATAAAGACAGTAAGTCCGTAGCTGATTATTTGCTAAAGTAGAATATTTATATGCATGCCATTGACACTATCAAACACAGGTGGGGGAGGTAACTTTAGATTAGTTAACAATAATGATAGTGGCGAATTTAAACTATCTTTTCTCGTATCTCCTAGTATTACTCCGACTCCAACAGTAACAGCAACTGTAACACCGTCTGTTACTGTTACTCCGAGTATAACGGCTACCCCGTCTATAACCCCAACTGTTACCATTACTCCATCGTTTACTGTAACACCATCGGCAACAATAACACCAACAGTAACAATTACTCCTTCTATTACTGCTACTCCAAGCGTAACAGTTACCCCAAGTATAACGCCAACAGCTACAGTTACACCTTCAGTAACAGTGACACCTAGCGCGACCATAACTCCATCTGTAACTGCTACTGTTACTCCATCAGTAACTGTTACTCCAACTATAACACCTAGCGTAACTGTTACTGTAACACCTAGCGCAACTGTTACTCCATCTGTAACTACTACTATAACGCCAACAGCTACAGTTACACCTTCTATAACTCCTTCTGCAACAGTTACCGTTACACCTAGTGTAACAGTAACACCTACAATTACTCCAACTTCAACAATCACACCATCAGCAACTGTAACACCTTCTGTTACTATTACTCCTAGTGTGACTGTAACTCCATCAATTACACCTACAAGAACAATTACACCTACTAGTACTGTTACTCCAAGCATTACACCTACAAGCACAGTTACACCTTCAGTAACAGTGACACCTACATCTACTGTAACACCATCTGTGACAGTAACACCAAGCATCACTCCTACAGTTACTATTACACCTTCTTCAACTGTAACTCCAACAGTTACTGTTACTCCTAGTGTGACTATAACTCCAAGTATTACTCCAACTTCTACAATTACTCCTTCAGTTACACCTTCAGTAACAGCTACTGTAACTCCAAGTGTAACTGTAACTCCATCTGTAACGGCTACTATTACCCCTAGTGTAACTGTTACTCCTTCTATAACAGCAACAATATCACCTAGTGTAACTGTCACTCCTTCTATAACACCAACTTCTACAATTACACCATCTGTTACTATTACTCCATCTGTTACTGTAACACCGAGTATTACTGCCACACCTAGTATAACACCAACAGTTACAGTAACACCTAGTATAACTGCTACACCAACTATAACAGTAACACCTAGTGTAACAATTACTCCTTCAATCACACCAACAACAACAATTACACCTTCAAGTACAGTAACTCCAACAGCTACTGTAACTCCTTCTGTTACTGTAACTCCTAGTATTACTCCTACTAGAACAATTACCCCATCTGTTACTATAACTCCTTCTATTACTCCATCTGTAACAGTTACAGTTACACCTTCAGTAACAGTAACTCCATCTGTAACAGCAACAGTAACTCCTAGTGTAACAGTAACACCAAGCATTACTCCATCTGTAACAGTAACCATAACACCTTCAGTAACAGTAACTCCAAGTATTACTCCTACTAGAACAATAACACCTTCAGTAACAGTTACTCCAACAGTCACAGTTACACCTTCTGTAACAGTAACACCTACAATTACTCCAACTTCTACTATTACACCTAGCGTAACTGTTACTCCTTCTATAACACCGACTTCTACAGTAACACCTTCTGTTACAGTGACACCTAGTGTAACAGTAACTCCAAGTATTACTCCTACTAGAACAATAACACCAACATCTACTATTACACCATCAGTTACTGTAACACCGAGTATTACTCCATCTGTGACAGCTACTGTAACTCCAAGTATAACAGTTACACCTTCAGTAACAGCTACTATCACACCTTCAGTTACCGTTACTCCTAGTATTACACCATCAGTAACAGTTACAGTTACACCTTCTGTAACAGTAACTCCTTCTATAACACCAACTTCAACTATAACTCCTTCAGTTACAATTACACCTAGTGTAACCGTTACTCCATCAGTTACAGTTACTCCTTCAATTACTCCAACTCGTACTATAACTCCAACTGTTACTATTACACCATCAGTTACTGTAACGCCTTCAGTAACACCTTCAGTTACAGCCACAATTACTCCTTCAGTAACAGTAACACCAAGCATTACTCCGTCTGTGACAGTGACAGTTACTCCATCTGTAACAGTAACACCAAGTATTACACCAACGTCTACTATAACTCCTTCGGTAACAATTACACCTACAAGTACAATTACTCCTAGTGTAACAATTACTCCATCGATTACAGCAACACCGAGTATTACTCCAACAAGAACAATTACACCTAGTGTTACAATTACACCAAGTATAACTGCAACTCCCAGTATTACTCCAACAGCTACAATTACTCCTAGTGTAACTGTAACACCATCGATTACTGCTACTCCATCAATAACAGCAACACCGAGTATTACTCCAACAGCTACAATTACACCAAGTGTTACTGTAACACCGTCAATAACACCAACACCAACAATTACTGCTACTCCGAGTATAACACCTACTAGAACAATTACTCCTAGTGTAACTGTAACTCCAAGTATTACCCCTACTCCAACAATTACTGCTACTCCGAGTATAACACCTACTAGAACAATTACACCATCTGTAACAATTACTCCTAGTATTACTTCTACTCCGAGTATAACACCAACACCAACAATTACGGCTACTCCGAGTATTACTCCTACTAGAACAATAACACCGTCAATTACTTCTACACCGTCGATTACGCCAACACCGTCAATTACGGCAACACCGTCAATCACACCAACACGTACTATTACACCTAGTATAACTTCTACTCCGAGTATAACACCTACTCCAAGTATTACAGCTACACCAAGTATTACTCCTAGTAGAAGTATTACACCAAGTATAACATCAACGCCTTCTAGAACTGCAACTCCATCAATTACACCAACTCCATCAATTACACCAACTAGAACAATTACACCAAGTATAACATCAACACCAACTAGAACAATTACACCAAGTATAACATCAACACCAACAAGAACAACTACACCAAGTATTACTCCAACACCTACTAGAACAGCAACACCTAGTATAACACCTACCCCAAGTATTACTGCAACACCTTCAGTTACACCTACACCTTCACCTTCAGGAGCTTCTTCAAATGTGACAATTACCGTGTATAGTAAACAAGGTACTAGTGGTGTAGGAAATGGATATGAAATTTATTATCGTTTGAATGGATGTGCTGGAAGAGGTGTATGGCAATATTTAGGAGGCCAAGCAGACTGTCCTACTTCTGATGTTTGTTCATCAAATGGTAGTGTTACATTAAGCCAAAATCAAGATATAGCATTTGCTGTAATAGAATGTGGATCTACTGGTATATCATTTAATGCTACTGATGATACAAGTACTTGCCCTGCTAATAGCTTTACATATTGTGATAATTTAGATTGTTTAGGCACTCAATTTATAATCAATTCAGGTACCACAAATAAAGATATAGCAATTACAGTTTATACAGGTAAACTTGGATATCTATATTGTGTATAAAATTAAATTAAATTATGCCTTTAAGCCCAGAATATAAAAAATATAATTCTATTAACATTATTCAATCAGCTGCTGATAAAAAAGCATATTATACTAAATATAATCCTGCAATTGATCAACAAGTAAATGTTAATCCTATGATGCATCAAGGATTTTATAATATGGAAATAGAATCAGCATATACAATAGCAAACGGTTCTAATAATTATCCTAGAGAAAATAATATTTTAGAAATAGGGTTTGGTTTTGGATATAGCGCTCAAAAATTTATTGATATGGGAGTTAGATCATACACCTGTATTGAAATAAATGATGAATTATATACTAATGCTCTTTACTGGGCCCAATTACAAGGAGAATTAGGAACGGAAACACAAATTAACATATATAATGGAGATTGGAGAGATATAATGCCTCAACTTGGTGGATATGGTGTTCATGGTGTATATTATAGCATGTATGATGAAATAGGAAATGAAAAGCTTTTAAAAGACTTTATGCAAATGTGTAGCGAGGTATGTACTCAAGGAGCTTTATGTTCTGTTCAAGGATGGCCATTATTTAGTAATTTCAACCCAGTAAATTATAGTGTAGGTAATGCTTCTGATCCACCTCCTTCAACAGTTTTTGATAGTGTTTTTACATACCAATTATATACTGCTTTATATAATAAAGGATACTTTAATGTATATTATCAATATTTGAATGAAGGGGGATGGGGGCCTAGCCCAGGAAGAGGAGATATAATACTTCCACCACCAATTGGATTTGAACCAGCGCCATAAAAATATAAAATTAATTAAGTTATGCAACCAAAAGAAAGTAAATCAAGTAGACATTTTTGGATTAGTTTAGTCAAATCCGGAGTACGAATAGGAGCAGGTATTGCCTTATGTTTAGGCGATATTTGGAAAGCAGGTGCTTTGCTAATAATAGCAGAAGTACTTGGAATTGTAGAAGAACTTTAGTAAATTTATATTATGTTAAACGTAAAACAAATATTAGACGAAGGACTATTGCTCCTCGAACGCGCTCAAGGAAAACCAGCTCAAGTAGGATATGATCTTACTCTTAAACAAGTAAATGCTGTTGGAAATAAAAAAGATCTAGCAGGATTTCGTGTTGGTAAAGTATTAAAAGATAAAACACATCTTACTAATTATGAACCATATGGATTAATTAATCTAGATGGAGTAACAGGTTGGTTACTATATGAAGGTGTATACGACATTACCTTTAATGAAGGGTGCAAAATACCAGATAATAGAGTAGCATTCATTAAACAACGTTCATCATTGTATCGTAACGGTGCTATTATCAATAGCCCTGTATTTGATCCAGGATTCGAAACTGAATTTATGGGTACGTTGATGTATGTACATTGTCCAATCTTTATTGAAGAAAATGCTCGAGTAGCACAAATTTACTTCCACGAATGTGCTCCTGCAGAAAAATATGATGGGCAGTGGCAAAACGATAAGCAACGTAATTCATTGTAATTTACAAATAGAGTTTTAATTTTTAATGCTCCTCACAACGAGGGGCATTTTACTTTACATATTTATACGCAACGCTATAAAAAATGAGTACACGAAAAAACCAAGGATTACAAAATTCTCAATCAAACCTATCAATACCTAATGTATATACAAAACAATATACAAATAGTGTATTTTTAGAAGCAGTAACAGGAAGAGCAGCTAGAAGATTGAATGTTTTAGGTGCTGTTCCTCCACAATCACCATCATCTGGTCCTTATTTTCCTCCAGGAGAAGAAAGTGTTACTTCATATTTAGCCACAGAAAATGACAATCGTTTAACTACTGAAAACAATAATAATATAATACTTTAACAAAATGTCTGACGTAAAAATATCCCAATTACCCTCAGCGTCCTCAGCAGCTAATAATGCTGTACTACCTATTGTAGCTTCTGGTACAACCTCTCAACTTACTATAGCTAATTTAGCAGGTTCTTTACCACAAGTAACTTCATCTATTAGTGCTTCATTTGCTAATAATGCTACAAGTGCTTCTTATGCATTAACTGCATCATTTGCATTAAATGCTGGTGGAGCAATTAATACAGGTAGCTTCGCTACAACTGGTTCAAATACATTTAAAGGTGATCAAACGATAAGTGGTTCAATAACTGTAACAAATACAATTAAAGGAACAGGAAGTTTAATTTTACAACCTGACGCAAATGATGTTAGGTATTTACAAGTATATAATACATCACCAACCGACACACATATCACAGCAAGTGGCGGTCAATTATTTATTGGTGATGATATAACATATGTTAAAGTTGATAATTATGGTTCAGTTAAACATATTGATATTGTAGCAGATAATGGAACTAATATTTTAGGTTCAGTCCAAATTACAGGTTCATTAGATGTAACTAGTGGCATTACAGGTTCACTTCAAGGTACAGCTTCATTTGCTACTAATGCTACATCTGCTTCATTTGCTACTAATGCTACATCTGCTTCATTTGCTACTAATGCTACATCTGCTTCATTTGCTACTAATGCAAGATCTGCTTCATTTGCACTAAATGTTCCAATCTCAGTATTAGGTTCTACCTTATACTCAAATAATCCTCTTGCTGGCACCAATTTTAATAGAACAGGTTCAATTATTTTTGGCACTACAGCAGGAGTAGATACACCGGTTGCTAATGATTCTATTTTTATGGGAGAAGGAGCTGGTGGATATGCTACAAATGCTTCCTATTCAAACTTCTCAGGATATTATGCTGGTTTTAATGCAACAAATGCTTCTTATGCAAACCTTATAGGTTACAATGCTGGTAATGGTGCAACAAATGCTCTACAATCAAACTTCATAGGACGCCAAGCAGGTCAAAATGCAGCAAGTTCTGCTGGTTCAAACTTTATAGGAACCAGTGCTGGTCAAAATGCTTCAAATGCTGGTACCTCAAACTTTATTGGAAATGCAGCTGGACAAGGTGCAACGTACGCTCAACAATCAAATTTTATAGGAGATTTTGCTGGCGATCAAGCAACTTTAGCAGAACAGTCCAATTTCATAGGACGTAGTGCTGGACAGGGTGCAGCAAGCTCTTCTTTCTCAAACTTAATAGGATGGCAAGCTGGTAAAAGAGTATCAGGTGCTGGAATTGGAGCTAATAATATCATAATCGGAACTAACATTACTTTAGAAAATAATAGAAGAGATTCTATTAACTTAGGTGGTGTAATTTTTGCAACAGGATCTTATGCTTATGATCCTTTTAATCTGGATCCTTTTTCAGGTTCAATGACTAATGCTAAAGTAGGTATCAATAAATCATTACCTAATTACACATTAGATATATCAGGATCTCTTGCTGCTTCTAGCTTTGTAGTTTTAACTGCAGTATCACAAAGTCTTAATTTCGTAGATGATGCTGCCGCTGCAACTGGTGGTGTGCCACTTGGTGGTTTATATAGAAGTGGAAGTTTTGTTTTGATAAGAACAGTGTAATTTACTTTACATAAGATTTAATAAAAACTGGGGGACCCAAAAGGTCCCCCTTATATTTATTTTCATCTTAGTATATATGTATAGCAAATAATTGTTGTATAAATTGTTATGGCAAGAAAAAAAACTCACGACGAAACAATATTCGTCCAAATAGCTTCATATCGAGATCCCGAATTACGTCCTACAATTAAGGACATGCTTGATAATGCAAAATGGCCTGAGAATCTTAGAATATGCATTGCATGGCAACATGCTAAAGAAGACGAATGGGATCACTTAACTGAATATTTAGATGATCCTCGTTTTAAAATTATAGATATTCACTACAAAGATGCTAAAGGCGTTTGTTGGGCTCGAAACAGATTGCAAAGATATTATAATGGTGAAACATACACATTACAATTAGATTCACATCACCGTTTTACTAAAAACTGGGATGAAACACTAATTGATATGTTAAAAGGTCTTCAAAAGAAAGGCCATAAAAAACCACTACTAACCGCTTATTTACCTGGATACTTTCCAAATAATGATCCTGATGGACGTAATATAGAAGTATGGCATACTAATTATGATAGATTTATGCCTGAAGGTCCTATATTCATTGTTCCTTGTCATGTTGACAATTGGCAAAAACACACTGAACCCATCCCAGCAAGATTTTATTCAGGACACTTTGGTTTTACTTTAGGATCATTTGTACATGATGTACCACATGATCCTGATTTTTACTTTCATGGAGAAGAAACATCAATATCTGCTAGAGCATTTACACACGGATATGATTTATTCCATCCTCATAAACCAATAATTTGGCATGAGTATACAAGGCAAGGAAAACAACGACATTGGGATGATCATCAATTTTCTCCTTTAGATAAATTTTCATTTAGAAAATATAGAGCATTATTTGGAATAGATGATGAAAGTAGAGAAGGACTTGATTTTGTAGGGTTTGATTTAGGTAAAGAACGTCCATTATCTGAATTTGAACGTCACGTTGGAGTAGATTTTAAAGGAAAACGAGTACAAAAACATACAGCAGAACAAAAAATGCTTCCTATACCATTCAAAAATGAAAAAGAATGGGAAGATAATTATGTAAAAAGATTTAAATACTGTATAGATGTTTATAAAGGATCTTTACCTGAAAACGATTATGATTGTTGGGTGATTGCCTTTAAAGACAAAAATGGTAATGAAATTAATAGAATGGATGCTAGTGAAAGTGAAGTTAAAGATATTATAGCTTCATCTCCTAAAGATGATCATTTCTATCACATTTGGAGAACATTTGAATGTGATGAAATGCCTCATAGTTGGAAACTATGGCCTCATAGTGTATCTAAAGACTGGAATACTGAAATTATTGAACAAGAAATACCTAGATAATGAAAAAAGCAAACTCAAGAAAAATTTTTATCCATTTACCTGCCTATAGAGAACCAGAATTGGTTCCTACTATTAAATCAGCACTTGAAAACGCTACTTATCCTAATAGATTAGTATTTGGTATTTGTAGACAATTTAATCCTGAAGATGGGTTTGATAATGTAGATGAATTTAGAGATGATCCTCGTTTTAGAATAATGGATATTCATTATACTGAAGCCAAAGGATTGCCTTATGCTCGCTACCAAATTAATACAATGTTGAAAGATGAAGAATATATCTGTCAACTTGATTCACACCATAGATTTGCTGAAGGTTGGGATGTTACATTAATTGAAATGCATGACCAACTTAAAGCTAAAGGTGTTAAAAAACCGATTTTAGCGGCATATTTACCTTATTATAACCCGTTTAATGACCCTGCTGATAGAACAATGGAGCCTTGGCAACAAACATTTGCTTGCTTTTATCCGCATGGTACTATATTCATTCGCCCTTCATTATTACATGGATGGCAGAATATGACTGAACCAGCACCATCAAGATTCTTATCAGGCCATTTTTGCTTTGCAGATGGACATTGGGGAAAAACAATTTTACATGACCAAGATATTTACTTTAGTGGTGAAGAACTTAATTTAACAGTACGTTCTTATACTCACGGATATGATTTCTTCCATCCTCACAAATTAGTAGTATGGCATGCTACGATGCGTGAAGAAAGAAGCAACATATTAATTTGGGATGATCAACATAAACGAGGTGAAGATTGGTGGTCACAACAAACTATTGCTAGATCTAAAATTAGACAATTACTACGCACAGAAGATAATGGGTTTGATTTAACAGGATACGATTTAGGAACTGAGCGTACACTTCGCGACTATGAGAAGTATGCTGGTATTCATTTTAAAAAGCGTTCAGTACAACGTTATACTTATGATAACAAATATCCTCCTAATCCTGTAATTGAAAATGATGAAGAATGGGAAAACTCATTTATGTTTTCATTTTATCATTTAGTTCAATTTGATAAAGCTCAATTTAAACATGATGACTATGATTTTTGGGTTTGTGCTTTTGATGATGCAGAGGGAAAGGAAATATGGAGAGAAGATTATCAAGAACACCAAATAAAAAATATAATGTTATCACCAGGATGGTATAATGAAGAAAAATTCTTCTTAACTGATAAAATTCCACATCGTTGGGTTATTTGGGCACATAGTAAATCTCAAGGATGGGCTGAACGAATTGAAGGACTAGTTAACTATACTTACAAACCCCAGTAATGCACTTAATAGTAGAATACCCTTTTGGAATGGGAAATCAAGGATTTCAGTATGTATTTGATAGAATATTTCTTGAACTGAATCTTCACTACCCTAATATAACTAAAAAAGCAGTAAACGTACAAGAACTGTTCCCTATATCTCAAGGACCATCTACACGTTCAGGAACAGCAGCTATGAAGATTACTAATGATGCTAATAGAAAAACAACATTAGTAAGTTTTTGGGATAGAACATTAGAAATGCTTAGGCATGAAGGATGGGAAATGTTTGATATTGTTCATATAATTGGAGGATTAGGTGTTTATATGACCCCAGAACAAATAATGGAAAAGTATAATGCTAAATTTACTCCATTTTTATATCCATTAGAATTTTATTATATTTACGACTACATTAAACAATTTAGAGAGCCATATGATCCAACTAAAAAAATACGTAAAGCATGTTTTATAGGGGGTTTATATGAATCTAGACGAGTAGTAGCTGATATATTACGTAAACATCCTTTATTTGATGTTTATGGAAGAGAAGATGGGTATTTTAGAGAAACATATTTTCAAAAAATGAATGAATATGCTCTTACATTATCCTTAAATGGAGCTGGAGAATGGTGTGTTAGAGATTTTGAATCAATGGGGCTAGGTATTCCCATTATCCGATCAGAAGCATTAACACCTATGTATAAAGGATTATATCCTGGACAAAATTACATAGCTGCTACTCCTCCTTCTGATTTAGCTTTTATGATATACCCAGGGATACCATTAGAAAGAATAGCAGAATATTTTATTGATAGTGTAGAGAAAAACATCAATAATGATGATTTGTTAATGTCTATATCTAGAAATAATATAGATTACTATGACAAATATTTATTACCGAATAAAATAGTAGACGAATTTTTTAAAGTTTTTGACCCAACAATATTAGAATAAGTTATGGATAAACCAATTGTTTCACTTTGGGGTTTTGGCCCTTCGTATCGCAAGCGCGTTAAATTAAATATTCTTGATGCAATTGAAATGGGTTATGACAACATGATGGATTATGTTGTTTTAACTGACATGCCTGAAGATTTTACTGAATTTGCAGAACAAACGGGTAAAATTAAAGCAATTGTAAATATACACGAAGCAAGACAAGAATATGAATGGTCTAAAGAATTAGAATTTATTCCAGCTGTTACTACAGATCCAAAACAATATGGTGATGAATACATGGAATCTTTATCTAAGGGAAAACTATTTTCATATTCACTACACAGATTTTCATTTCCAACTATTGCAAAATTAGGATACAATAAAGTTGTATTCATGGATGGTGATGTAAAATTACGTTACGATAAAATAGTAAGTGGTGAATTAACTGAAGAACAATTTTGGGCTGAATTTGATTCGCCTGTAAATTCAATGAAGGGATGTGTTTATGAATTGTTAGGAATAAGACAAGATACATTCAACCAACAAAAAGGTACATTTGACTTTGTATGGTCAATGGCTATGGGAATGGGACAATCATTTGGTGCTTTACAAGCATGTTCTATTGTTCTTCATGAATTATATAAAGCAGATAATGTAGTTAAACCACAAGTAATTACTGAATTACCTTTAACTGAAGGTCCTTTTAGATACTACCATTTCGAATCCCCAGAAAAAGTACAAAAGTATTTTGAAACCTGGAATGAAGTTATTAGATTATTCCATTCAAACACATTTTTAAGACAACATCAACAGTGTGGAGGATATATGACATGTGATTATATGCCTGTAGCAACTACTAATGTCTATCAACAAATGAAAGTATTGAATTTCCCTAATACTGTTTACAACAGACAAATTCATTTTACAGATAGATATTTTCTCCCATTAAATGGAGGGGCTCCAGGATTAGGAACTAAGTTTATACCTGGTGATAGTGAAGAAGACTTTATTGAAAAAAACAAAGATTTAAAACAAATATTAGAGGACCGCAACGCATGGCCTCACACAGAACCTTATTAATATGGCAAATATAGCATACTACGGGTCCCACAACGCTGCTTTTGCTATTGAGCAAGACGGAAAAATTATATCTGTAATTGAAGTTGAACGCTTTTTAGGGTATAAAAACTCAGGACTTGCTCAATATAAATGCCCAAAACATAAAAATTATAGAGACTTTGTAGAAATTATAAAGAGTATTCTTGCATTTGTAAAAGAAGAATACGGCATTGAACATTTTGAACATTGTATTTCAATGAACACCGATCTAGTAGTAGATAATGTATTACTACGCACACATGAAGTTATACCAGCTGATAGGCATATTTCATATCATCACCATCAGGCCCACGCTGCTGGTACCTTTTATCAATCCCCACATAAAGAAGCATTAGTATTTTCATTTGATGGAGGAGGTGATGATGGAAAATTTAATATATTCTACTGTCAAAGAGGACAACATCCAAAACTTTTAGAACGATTAGCTTGCCCAACAATGGGAGAACATTGGATTGACTATGACTTAGGTTTTCCTTATATGTTGATAGGACACTATTTAAAAGATATTAGTTTTGAAGGATTAAGTGAAGGAAACTTAGTATATGCTGGAAAGATAATGGGTCTAGTTTCATACGGTAATGTAAGAGAAGAATGGATGGATGCTTTTAAAGAATATTATAAAAGCGATCCTCAAGGACATACTTACTTAGAAAAAATGATCCCACTAGGTGAAAGCATAGGTGTTACGTTTGATGAACATAACAGATTAGAAGGACAACTTGCTTGGGATATAGCAGCAACTTCACAAAGAGCATTTGAAGAATGTTTCTTAGAAATAGCAAAACCTTATTTTGATTTATTCCCTGATTTGCCTATTGGCATTACAGGTGGATGTGGATTAAACATTTTATTAAATACTCGTTTAGTAAATGAGTTTGGTAAAGATGTATTTGTAGGTCCTAACCCTAATGACTGTGGTTTAGCAGTTGGTTTAATGGCTGGATTTTTAAGACCTGAAGAGCCAATAGATATTACATATGCTGGTTTACCTATAATGGACAAATATATGTTCCAATACTACTTTAACCAATCATCATGGTGGAAAGATGAATTAAACATGGATGAAGTAATTGATGATTTAGCTGAAGGTAAAATTATAGGCGTTGTAAGAGATAGAGGTGAACATGGACCAAGAGCATTAGGCAATAGAAGTATTATTTGTAATCCTTCATTCCCAGAAATGAAAGATATCTTAAACGCTAAAGTAAAACATAGAGAATGGTATAGACCATTTGCTCCAGTTGTACGTTTAGAAGATGTAAATAAATACTTTGAATGGAATAGAGATGCAAGATGGATGTCTTATGCTCCAATTGTACGTGAGGAATGGAGAGAAAAATTAGCAGCAATTACACACGTTGACAATACTGCTCGTGTTCAAACAGTAACTAGAGAACAAAACCCATGGTTGTACGATTTAATTACTATGTTTGAAGCAAAAACAGGCATTGGAGTTATATTAAATACTTCATTTAACGTAAACAGAATGCCTATACTTAGCACATTAAAAGATGCATTTAACGTGTTTGAAAACACACAAATGGATACATTAATTATAGAAAACGAATACATCAGAAAATACATGAAATTATGAGTTTAAAAGAAACTTTTCAAGACGTTTACACAAACTGGAGATTTGGTGGTTGGCCTGAAAGTAAAAGTGGCCCTGGAAGCACCATGGAAGAAACTGATATTATTAGGCAACAAATCAAACAGTTAGTTAAAGACAAAGAAATAAAATCTGTAGTTGATGTTCCTTGTGGGGACTTTAACTGGATGAAAGACATTGTATACAATTTTGAAAAATATACAGGTTGTGATATTGTACCTGAAATGATTCAGGACAACCAAAAGTTTGCAAATTCAATAATTAGTTTTAAAGAATTAGACTTAACACAAGACGGTATTGAAATACCTGAAGGTGATTTATTGATTGTAAGAGATGTATTGGGACATCTTACTTTAGATGGTGGACAAAAAGCAATAGCAAATATTTTAAAATCAAAATGTAAATATCTTTTAACTACTACTTGGTATAGTTTAAATGATCCAAATTATACTCATGAGAATAGAGACAATACTGTAACAGTAGAAGCAAATTGGGATAGAGGAGCTGCTGCTTTTTATCCTGTATGCTTACATTCAGCACCTTTTAATTTTCCTAAACCTGAATTTTACATTGAGGAAAAACCTAAAGTAGACGGATACGATAATGGTGTTAGAAAAGGATTAGCATTTTATGAGTTGGATAAATTAAGACAACAAGTACAAATGTCTGAACCAGTTAAAGCATTAGAAACAACTGATGATTTAACCTTAGTAACTGGATTATGGAACATAGGAAGACCAGGTAGAGACTTTAGTCATTATATTGAAAACTTTAGAAAGTTCCTAGATATACCTGTAAAAATGTTTATTTATATTCCTAAAGAATATGAATATCTAGTTTGGGAAAAACGTAAACCTGAAAACACACACGTTAGAAACTTTGAATTAGACGACATTAAAAATAACTTTTATGCTCCGTTTTGGGATAAAACCCAACAAATAAGAACAAGTGAAAAATGGCTTAATCAAACAGGAGAAAATGGTTGGTTGAAAAGTAGTCCTCAAGCAGCACTTGAATGGTACAATCCAATTGTACAATCAAAAATGTTCATGTTGCATGATGCTAAAGTAATGAATGTATTTGATACAAATTATTTCTTATGGCTTGATGCAGGTATTACAAATACTGTTTATGAAAAATACTTTACAGAAAACAGAGCACTAGATAAAATTATCCCATACTTAAAAACATTCCTATTCTTAAGTTACCCTTACCAGCCTGTAGATGAAATTCATGGGTTTGAAGTTAAAGGAATTAACAGATATGCTCGTGAAAAAGTAGAATATGTTTGTAGAGGTGGATTGTTTGGTGGACATAAAGATTTCTTAACTCAAGCAAATGGTACTTATTATGCTTTGTTACAAGGTACTTTAGATGAAGGATATATGGGTACTGAAGAAAGTATCTTTAGTATCATGGCACATCTTGAACCACATCTTTACAGACGTTTTGCTTTAGATGATAATGGATTAATTGTTAAGTTTGTACAAGCATTATTAGACGATCAAGTACAATTAGAAAATAATAGTAAACGTGCCCATGTATTGCCTAAGAGCATATACAATGCTACTACAGATAAAACATCATTGTACATGCTTACGTTTAATTTCCCTCAACAAATTGAACACACATTAGCTACATGGAAAGCAAATTCACCTGATTGGCTAGAAAAACCACATAAGAAAATACTAATTGATAATTCTACAGATCCACAAGCACGAATTGATAATAAAGTAGTAGCAGACAAATATGGTTTTGAACATATCATTATGAACGAAAATAAAGGGATTAATGGTGGAAGATTATTTGCTGCAAAACATTTCCAAGAATCAGATAGTGACTATTACTTATTCTTTGAAGATGATATGGGGTTCTATCCTTCAACTGAAACAGGATATTGTAGAAATGGATTTAGAAAATTCGTTCCTGACTTGTGGAAGAAGATTCATGAAATAATGGCTAAGGAAGATTTTGATTTCCTCAAATTATCATATACTGAAGTATACATGGACAATAACATTCAGGTATCTTGGTATAATGTACCACAATCAGTAAGAACATTTGTATGGCCTGATTATGACCAACTACCAGTATCAGGATTAGACCCATACGCTCCAAGAACTAAATTTGATAGAATTGAAGTAAATGGTGAATTATCTTATGCAACCGGAGAAATATATTATGCAAACTGGCCTATGATTGTAAACAAAAAAGGTAACTATAAAATGTTCCTAGAAACTGAATGGGCAAATCCATTTGAACAAACATGGATGTCATATATGTTCCAAGAAACAATGAGAGGACATATTAAACCAGCAATATTATTAGCAGCACCAGTTTGGCACAACAGGATTGTATATTATAAACCAGAAGAAAGACGTGAGAACTAAATTCTCTTTTGTATCTTTAAATAATGTATCAAGCAATCTATTACAATAGAGGAGAAAAGAAATATCACTTACGCGACGATAAAAAAGGTTGGCTCGAATTTCCATATCGAGCCACCTGCTATGTCGCTGATGAAAGGGGCCAATACGAAACACTAGATGGGCAACGTGTATCACCTACAAAACAATATGGGTATAAAGATCCAAATGTATTTGAAAGTGATGTTGACAAATATACTCGTGTACTTGTAGATGCATATTATGAATCAGATGATACACCTGAATATCAAAATATAATTTATTTAGACATTGAATGTGAAATTGCAGGTGCACTTACTCAAGATACAGTTCGCAATCCAGCAGGTAAATTAACAGCCATTGCTTTATATGACAATAGTACTAAAATGTATTACTGTTATATTTTAGATGAAGCAAAGACAATGACTGAATCTACAAATGAAAACAAAACTGTAGTACCTTGCTTTACAGAAAAGGAATTAATGTATAAGTTCCTTGACAAATGGGAAGAATTAGATCCAACAATTATAACAGGATGGAATAGTGAGTTCTTTGATATTCCTTACTTATACCATCGTATTGCAAATGTATTGGGTGAAAGCCAAGCAGCACGTTTATCTCCACTTAAAAAGGTAGATGAAGGCGAATTTGCAGGGGCAAAATATACTACTATAGCAGGTGTAAACCATCTTGACTATATGCTGCTGTTTAAAAAGTATATTACAACACAAGAACCATCTTATGCCTTAGGTAATATTGGAGAGAAATATGTTGATTTAGGTAAAGTAGATTACTTAGGATCGTTAGATAAATTATTTAAAGAGGATGTAAATAAGTTTATTGAATATAATTTGCGTGACGTTGAAATTATAGTTGCGCTTGAAAATAAACTTAAATTTATTGATCTAACTGTTACTGTATCTCACTTGTGCCATGTACCTTACGAACAAATATATCTGTCAACAGCACTTAATGAGGGTGCTATTTTAACGTATTTGAAGCGTAAAGATATAGTTTCACCAAATAAACCTACTACATACAATCCTAATTTAAAAGATATTAAGGAAGAATATGCTGGTGGATATTTAAAAGACCCAACACCAGGATTATATGAATGGGTTATTGATTTGGACTTTACCTCACTATATCCATCAATTATTCGATCCTTGAATATGGGTATTGAAACATTAATAGGTAGAATTGTAAATAAAGACAAATATGACAATCAATGGTCTTTAAAAGAATTAAAACTACTAAATCCAGATACTGAAGTAACTATTGAGAAAATCAATTCAAATAAAAATATATCACGCTCTGTTATTACAGTAGGTAAAATAGTAAAATTAATTGAAAGTGAAAATTGGATTATATCTGCACCTGGAGTAATATTCCGTAAAGATAAAAATTCAGTAGTGTGTGATATCTTAAGTGATTGGTTCAACAAACGTGTTGAATATAAAAATAAAATGAAAAAGGCGTTTAAAGTAGATAAAGATCCTGTTATGGGAGACTTTTACAACAGACGTCAACACGCTTATAAAATTAAATTAAATGACGTTTACGGTGTATTTGCAATTAATGGATGGAGATACACTGATGGACATAAATTCATATCTAAAGCAATTACACTTACAGGACAAAGACTAACTCAAGAATCAATCAAGTATGTAAATAAATGGATGAATAAACAAATGGAAACTGAAGGTATTGATTATATTGTAACTTCAGATACCGATTCACTATTCATTCAAGTTAAGGATCTAATCCAGAAAAGGCATCCTAATGTAGATTTAAGTAGTAGAGAGGAAGCAGTAAAATATGTTTTAGAAGTTGCTACTGAAATTCAAAAAGCAGCAAATGAAAACTTAAACACACTAGTAGTAGAATTATTCAATCTACATGATCGTCCTCATTATTTTGAATTAAAGCAAGAGGTAGTACTTGAGCGAGGATACTTTGCAGGTAAAAGACGTTACGCTCAATTTATTGTAAATAAAGAAGGTGTACCAACTGAAGAACTAGATATTAAAGGATTAGATCTAATGAAATCTAACTTTGCTCCTTACTTTAGAAAATTTGCAAAGGGATTAATTCAAGATATCATGTTTGGTAAACCCAAACCAGAAATAGACAAACAAATCATTACATTCAGAGAAAGCATCAACACAGTAGATTGGCGCTTGCTACTTAAACCTACTGGATTAAAAAATATGGCTGAATATATTGCTTCACCTCCACAAGCAGGCGAAATATTCTCTAAATTGGAATTGAAATGTCCTATCAATACTAAAGCAGCTATTTACTATAATGACTTACTTAAATTTAAGAAGTTAGATAAAAAACACAATGCATTTCAAATTGGAGATAAAATGTTTATAGCATATTTAAAAGATAACCCATATCGAATTGATGTTATTGGATTTAATGGATATGATGATCCTCCATTTATTACAGAATTTATTGAAAAATACCTGGATAAAGTACAGTTATTTGATTCAATGTTAAAAAACAAATTAGAAACACTATATGAGGATTTGAAATGGGGAAAACCAATATTCAATAACAACATCAACAAGTTCTTTAAGTTTGGATAAACCAGGAAACCTTATTATCTTTAGATATAAATAAATAACATGCAAACAGCTTTAATGTTCGTTATCGTTATACTCTTGTATAAGATACACGAAAACACTAAAAACAAATAATATGCCATCAAAATTCTTTAACAACCCAAACGAAGCAAAGAAAAATAAAACAGATAAAAAGGGAAAGGTCACACAACCAAAACCAGCCAAGACAAATACCCAAATTAGAAAAACGGGGAGAGGAAATTAATATGATCAATAAACTAGACTTAGTAGCAAATATTGAAAAATATTACTTAAATGGCACTGTAGAAAGTGTCAAATGGAATATTGTTAATAATCGTTTAAATGTTGGATTTGTATCCCCAAATCAAGATTTAGTAGGACGTATTGAATGTGATGTTAAATTAGATGATGGTACATTAGGTATATTCAATACAAGTGGATTACTTAAAATGTTAAGTATCCTAGATATGGACGTTATAATTAATGTTGAAAAAACACATAAAGTACCTACTAAATTACAAATTGAAGATTCAAATTTCTCACTACAATATTCACTAGCAGACCCTTATATTATTCAAACCACACCTGAAATTACAGAACCAGGATACGAAGTGTCATTTGTAGTTGATTCTGAATTTATTATGCGTTTTGCCAAAGCAAAAGGTGCTTTAGGATCAAATGTTAAAGACATATTTAGAATGTCTACTATTACAAATGATGAAGGAAATAAACAAGTAAAATTTGTTTTAGGAGAGCCAACATCACATTCAAATAAAGTAGAATTTACAACAGAAGCATCATTTGAAAATTTACATGATGGCTTCGTGTCATTTAATTCTGCATATGTAAAGGAAATCCTTAATGCAAATAAAGATGATATGACTGAAGCTAAAGGATACTTAAGTACACAAGGATTACTTAAACTTGAATTTAAAACAGAAACAGGATACTCAGTATATTATTTACCTGAATTACAAATATCATAATGCCTAATATAATTAAAATAAATGATGAATTGTTCATAGTGCGTCGAAACATGAGCGCTGATTATGAACCATTGGGACCTGAATGGAACAAAATATCACCATTACATAGAACATTTAAACAAGGAGATCGCTTATTCTTTTGTGAATTAGTAGAGGAAGCTGAAATTGTTGAGGAAGTTGTGGGAGACCCCATTAACTAGCATATATTTATATATAATAAATTAATAAAAGTTATGAGTGATTCAACACAAGGACGTCGCGGACGTCAAAAGGGACAAACTAAAGATGTAGTAATCATCAAAGATCCTCTGTTTGCCCCTTATGAAATTCATGAGGATAAAAATTGCTACACACTAATGGAACCAGGTTATAACGATAACATGATGGCCGTTGGCTATTATAGTTCGTTAGAATCTATTGTACATAAATTAGTACGTGGTAAAATGGTAGATAGTAAAGCAATACTTACTCTTAAAGAATATGTTATAGAACATAAACAAACACTTGATAAATTTAAAAAAGCACTAGGTATATGATTAAAGCAGTATGGGACGCCCTTATTATAAAGGTGGACGAAAAAACAGAAAAAATGCACGGCAAATTCATCATTCCAGATTTGTCGCAAGAAAAAGCAATTGTTGGAACAATTATTGATGTGGGACCAGGAAAATGGAATGCAGCAGGTGATGCTCGTGTTCCTATGTCTTTTAAAGTAGGAGATAAAGTAGTACTACCACAAGTAGGTCCTGCAAAATTAGAATGGGAAGGTGTAGAATACCTTGCTGTAGCTGAAGCACATGTATTAGCATTAATTGAAGAATAAAATAAAAAATAAATAATATGAACTTAAAAACTCTAGGAAAATCGTTTATGTACACTTTAGGTACAATAGCCGGCATGGTAGCCTGGTTTGCTGTTATTATGTATGCTCCATCGTGGCTTTCACTAGGATTAGCAGTTAGTGCCTTATGGTTTATGATGTATAAACTTTTAAAAGATTAATATGAAAACAGCTTTCAATCAAGAAGCAAAAGAAAAATTAGCTAATGGTATTAAGCAAGTGGCTGATGCCGTTAGCTCAACGCTCGGACCTTATGGCCGTAATGTAGTATTCATTGATGAATACGGAACTGTACGTAGTACCAAAGATGGTGTTACAGTAGCAAAAACGCTTAAAGACGTTGAAGACCCAATTGAAAATATAGGTGCTCAAATGATTAAGCAAGCATCTATTAAAACTGCAGATAAAGCAGGTGATGGTACAACTACATCAACTGTGCTTGCAAATGCCTTAATTACTAAATCATTCTCAAGTATTAATCCTAATACTAATGTGGTTTTAGTAAAGAAAGGTATTGAAGCAGCATCTAAAGAAGTAATTGCTGGTTTAAATGAAATTAAACGTGACATCAATTCTGAAGACCAAATCAAGCAAGTAGCTACTATTTCAGCAAATAATGATGAAGAAATTGGAGCATTAGTAGCTGAAGCTATGAATATGGTAGGAATGGATGGTGTTGTTACTGTTGAAGAAAGTAAAACAGGTGAAACATCACTTGAAACAGTAGAAGGTATTCAGTTTGATAGAGGATACAAATCAATGTATTTCACTACAGACAACAGTACAATGTCTGCTATTTTAAAAGATCCATTGATCTTAATTTATAATGGACGTTTAACATCAGTTAAAGAATTACTTCCAGTACTTGAAGGTACTTCACAAACAGACAGTTCACTCTTAATTATTGCAGAAGATATTGATGGTGAAGCACTATCAACATTGATTGTAAATAAAATGAGAGGAATGTTAAAGGCAGTTGCTGTTAAAGCTCCTGACTTTGGAGACCGTCGTTTGGCACTTTTGGAAGATATTGCAACTGTAACTGGTGGTACTGTAATTTCACCTGAAAAAGGAATGAAACTAGAGCGTTTTAATTCAGACTGGTTCGGTAAAGCAAGAGTAGTAACTGTAACTAAAGACACTACTACAATTGTAGATGGTAGTGGTTCTGAAGAAAACGTTCAAGCACGTATTGCAGAACTTAAAGAACAAATTGGAAAATCACTTTCTGCATTTGAAAAAGAACATTTGCAAGAACGCCTTGGAAAACTAGTAGGTGGAGTAGCTGTGATTAATATCGGAGGTGCTACTGAAACCGAAATGAAAGAAAAGAAAGACCGCATTGATGACGCTTTACAAGCAACTAAAGCAGCACTTGAAGAAGGATTGCTTCCAGGTGGTGGTGTAGCTTTACTCGAAGCAAGAGAGAAAATCACACTTAAGAAAGATGATGGTGAAGACTTTAATTTAGGAAAGAAAATAGCATATGTTGCTTGTGGTTCTCCATTCCTCAAAATCCTATCAAATGCTGGAATTGAAAACAAAGATGAAATTATCTTTGCCCTTAGAAAAGCTAGAGAGGAAAACCCTACAAATGGTCGTACATTTGGATATGACATTAAGTCAGAAACAGTACAAGATATGTTTGAAGCAGGCATTATTGATCCAATGAAAGTAGCTCGTACAGCACTTGAAAATGCCATTTCAGTAGCAGGTACTGTATTATTGACTGAATGTGTAATCTATAACGAACCTAAAAAAGATAAAGATGGCGAACAATTCCCTATGGGTTGAGAAATATCGTAGCCAAACACTAGATACATACGTTGGAAATGAGGGTGTAAAAGCCTTCATTTCTAAATGTATCACTACAAATGATATTCCTCATTTACTGCTATTTGGAAAACCTGGTACAGGTAAAACAACATTAGCTAAGTTAATTACTAAAAATATCAAGTGTGATATAATGTATATTAACGCATCTGATGAAAGAGGTATTGACACTATTAGAGATAAAATCGTTGATTTTGCCTCTGTAAATAGTTTTAATCCACTTAAAGTAGTAATATTGGATGAAGCCGATTATATTACTGCTCAAGCACAAGCCGCATTGCGTAATGTAATGGAAACATATTCTGCAAAAACACGATTTATACTTACAGCTAACTATGCTGAACGTATTATTGATCCACTTAAGAGCAGATGCCAAACATTTCATATTGAACCACCTGCTAAAGGCGATGTTGCAAAACATTTAGCTTGGCTTTTAGATCAAGAAAAAGTAAAATATGAATTAACAGACATTGCTGCTCTAGTTAAAACATATTATCCTGACATTAGAAAAATTATTAATGCATCTCAACAATCAGTAGATGACAGTAATAATTTAAATCCAGGAGCATTAGTTGCTAATGTTGAAGGTGTTTTAAATGACGTTATAAAGCACCTAAAATCAAAGAGCAAAACAGCATGGACTGATATCAGACAAACAATAGCAGACGCAGACATAAATGATTATGTACCATTATTTACCGGTTTATACGAACGTGTAACTGAATATTCAAATGCACCTGCCGATATAGCAATCCATTCAGCCCAATATTTATGGCAAAATAACAGTATTGCCGATAAAGAAATTAACTTCATGGCGTTTATATCACAGATACTAAAAATAAAATAACTATGAATTTACTAGATACAACAACTGCATCCCCAGTAGAACAAGCAAACCATTTAAAGAAACAAAATAAAGAACAAGTCATTGCTTTTATAAGTGGTCTTATTGGTTCTTTAGAAAAAATGAACTATTCTCGCTTTTCAGAAGAAGAAGTAGATGAAGCTAGAAAAAAAGATACAAACCATATAAATTATTGGAGAGCAGTTAAGGCAGAATTTTTAAAAGATGAACCTAAAAACATAGAACCTTTAAAACAAGGGTTTTCTAAAACAAAATCAAAATGAACCAACAGCAATTAAACATGAACGTGGCGTTAAAAGATACAACGCCTATTAAGTGTGAAGAATGTGAAAACGAAGTGTTTATCGAAGGAGTAATGTTACGTAAAATATCTCGTTTCGTAACTGGTACTGCACAAGATGCACTTATGCCTATTCCAGTATTTACTTGTTCTAAATGTGGACATGTAAATGCTGAATTTATGCCTAAAGATAAGTAATAAATGACAATATTTGATTGGTTTAAACAGGTTACGTACATTAAGGATCCTTGGTCCTCATTTAGTGAAGAGGACAAAGCGACATTTAATCCTTACATGATGCATAGACTTGTATCAATGTATGAACCATATCTTGAATTAGCCAATTATCTACAACAGTTTTGGCAATTAAAACCTGATCAAATATATTTAATATACTGTAAGTATTTACCTGAAAATAAGGTATTTGCAAAATATATTAAATCAACTAAATCTAAAGTAAATAGTGAATTATTAGATACTTTAGCTAATCATTACCAAATATCAACTAGAGAGATAAAAGAATATCTCCATATATTAAATAAAGATGAAGTAAAAAACATCTTAAGTAGCAGAGGAATAGACGATGATGAAATAAAAAAGTTATTGAAAGATGAAAAAACTACCAAAGCATCTAAAGCCTCTACTCGAGCATAAAGAAACAGAGATTGATTGGAGTAAAGAAAAAATAGTTTCATATTCACAGTATTCTACTTGGAAGCAATGCCCACACAAGTGGAAGCTTCAAAGTGTAGATAAACATAAGAACCCCCCAAGCATTGAACTTACATTTGGAACAGCAATGCATACAGCATTACAGCATTACCTTAAAGTAATGTATGAACAAAGTGGAGCAGCTGCTGACAGGGAAGATATTATAGGCCTGTTTGAAAACACATTTAGGGAAGAATACAAAACAGGATTCGAACAAAATCACAAAACACACTTCTCCTCAGCAGCTGAAATGGCTGAATACTTCGAGGATGGAAGAGAAATAATAGAATTTTTCCTTAAAAAACGAGGAGAATATTTTTCATCTCGTAAAACTCACCTTATAGGAATTGAATTTCCTTTAGCATATACTCCGCATGAAAATTATCCTAATGTTAAATTTAGGGGTTTTATCGATTTTATACTATATAATGAAAATACAGACACCATTTGTATTTACGATATTAAAACCTCAAAACGTGGATGGAGAGACGAGGATAAACGAAACGAAACTAAAACATCACAAATATTACTTTATAAAGAATACTTTAGTAAATTATTCAATTGGGATATAGATAAAATTGAAGTTGAATTCTTCATTGTGAAGCGTAAAATATGGGAAAACAGTGAATATCCGATTCCTAGGATTCAAACATTCACTCCTGCATCAGGCCCAAGAAAACGTTCGGCTACATTAGAAGGCTTTCGTACATTTATAGAAGATTGTTTTGATAAAGATGGAAAACCATTAGTTAAAGAACACCTAAAACAAGTAGGACCTTTATGTAAATGGTGCCAATTTAACAACAATCCCTCTCTTTGTAACAAGTTAAATTCTTTTTAAAGGAATATATATTTATATCAAAATATATAGTTTATGGCAAGCAAAAATGAAAAATTAACACTTACGAGTGTAAAAGTACATCAAGACTTGTTTGAAGAATTTAAAGTTGCAAGTATCAAAAACAAATTTAACTTACAAAAGTTAACAAATAGAGCAATTCATTTGTATTTGAGCAGTGAAGAATTTCGCAAACAATTACACAACCACACTGAATTAATAATGAGTGGTAGTCTTTAATACTTTTAAAAATTATTATGAAAGAAGGTTACATTCCACAAGCACAACGTAAAAAGATTTTACTATTATCAGATGATATCAGAACAACTTCTGGTATTGCAACTATGGCAAGGGAAATGATTTTAGGTACCTGCCATTACTACAATTGGATAAATTTAGGTAGTACAATCAAACACCCAGACGAAGGTAAAAAATTAGATTTAAGTGCAGATGCAAATAAATTTAATGGAATTGAAGATGCTCAAGTAACATTATACCCTAGTTCTGGATATGGAACTATTGAAGCCATTAGAGCATTACTTGAAGTTGAAAAACCAGACGCAATCATGTTGTTTACAGATCCACGTTATTGGATTTGGTTGTGGATGCATGAAAGAGAGATACGTTCTCAAGTTCCAATTATTTATTTGAACATTTGGGATTCATTGCCTTATCCACTTTACAACAGACCATATTACGAATCATGTGATGGTTTATTAGCTATTTCTAAACAGACTGAAAACTTAAATCATGCTGTGTTAGGTGATAAAGCCAAAGACAAAGTAATAGGATATGTGCCTCATGGTATAAATGAAGATGTATTCTTCCCTATTCAGGAAGGAACAGATAAAGGAAAAGAACTTGAAGAGTTTAAAAAGAACATATTTGGAAAAAAAGAATTTGACTTTGTTTTAGGATTTAACTCTAGAAACATTAGACGCAAATCATTCCCAGATGTACTATTAGCTTGGAAATTATTTGTAGACCAACTTCCAGAAGATAAAAAAGATAAAGTAGCATTTATAGCTCATACACACCCTGTAGATGAAAACGGAACAGATATTCCTGCTGTAATTGAAATGATTTGGGGTAAAAATCCTCCAAATGTATTAATTACAGGATTAAATAGATTTGTTCCTGAACAAATGAATTTACTATACAATTCAATGGATGCTTGTATTTTGATTTCATCGAATGAAGGATGGGGATTAAGTTTAACTGAAGCTATGATGTGTGGAAAACCAATCATTGCCAACGTAACTGGTGGTATGCAAGACCAAATGCGCTTTGAAGATGAAAATGGTGAATGGATTAAATTCACTGAAGAATTTGGATCAAACCATTTTGGAAAATATAAAAAATGTGGTGAATGGGCCTTCCCAGTATTTCCATCAAATTTATCTCTTGTAGGTTCAGTCCCAACACCTTATATCTTTGATGATAGAGCTGATTTTAGAGATGCAGCTGCTCAAATAAAAGCACTATATGAATTAAGTTCTGATGAACGTAAACGTAGAGGAGAAGCCGCTCGTAAATGGGTTACATCAGATGAAGCAATGATGACATCTAAAAATATGGCTAAAAATGTTATCAAATATATTGATAAAACTCTTGAAAAATGGGAGCCTAGAGAATGTTATAATTTTATAAAAATTGAAGAATTACCTGCAAAACAAAATAAAACTGTAATTTCGTTATGAGTAAACCACTTTGTATAGTAAGTTGCCCTATTGACACGTATAGTGGATACGGAGCTAGATCTCGTGATTTTGTAAAATCACTTATCAAAATTAAAGGTGAAGAATGGGATATTAAAATATTATCTCAAAGATGGGGACAAACACCATTCGGTGCTTTAGATACAAACATTGCTGAAGAAGAAGATTTGAAAAATAGAATCATTGGAAAACTAACAATGAGTGTTCCTAAACAACCTGAAGTATGGATCCAAATTACAGTACCAAATGAATTTCAACCATTAGGTAAATTCAATATTGGTGTTACAGCAGGTATTGAAACTACAACATGCGATCCTAGTTGGATTGAAGGTTGTAATAGAATGACTCTAAATTTAGTATCATCTGATCATTCTAAAAAAGTATTTCAAAGTAGTAAATTTGAACAGAAAGCACCAAATGGTCAATTAGTAAACGTAATTGAATTAAAAAAACCACTTGAAATATTATTTGAAGGTGCTGATTTAAATAAATATTTTAAATCGGACGATATTGTTGATTTTGACATTTATGATGATTTAAATACAATTAAAGAAGAATTCTGTTACTTATTTGTAGGGCACTGGTTGCAAGGTGACTATGCTGAAGATAGAAAGAATGTTGGATACATGATTAAAGCATTCCTTGAAGTATTTAAAGGAAAGAAAAACAAACCAGGACTAATTTTAAAAGTATCACAAGGTGCTCCTTCAATTATAGATAGAGACAATATTTTGAAGAAGATAGATGATATTAGAAAAACAGTAAATTCAAAAGATATACCTAATATCTACTTAATCCATGGTGATTTGAGTGATGATGAAGTAAATTGCATATACAACCACCCAAAAGTAAAAGCAATGGTGTCCTTTACTAAAGGTGAAGGATTTGGACGCCCGTTACTTGAATTTAGTGTTATTGGAAAACCAATTATTGCTAGTGGATGGAGTGGGCATTTAGATTTCTTAAATTCTGAACTCTGTGGCTTAGTAGGAGGTACATTAAATCAAGTACACCCAAGTGCGGCTGTTGCTAATACAATATTGGCTGAATCAATGTGGTTCAAACCTGATGATAACCAATCAGGACATGCTTTAATGGATGTATTTACCAACTATAAAGAATATCAAGAAAAAGCAAAACGCCTCGCATACAGAAATAAACAAAATTTCTCATTTGACAAAATGGTTGAGGTGTTAGACGAATTACTTAAAAAGTATACTCCTGAATTTCCAAAACAAGTTGAACTTAAGTTGCCTAAACTTAAAAAGATAGAACAATAATCTATATTTATATACAAACAAATCAATCATGGAAAAGAAAACCACAAAAAAGGTAACAACTAAAAAAGCAACAACTGCAAAGAAACCAACATCAAAGAAAAAGAATGTTGAACTTCCAGTTCTTGCTCCAGAAACAACTCCATTTGTATCTAATCGTGATGTTGAAATAAAAACATCTTTATTAGATAAAATTAAGAAGTTGTTTGGATTCTAAAATATAGTTTATACCTTTATATTATGACTGACAATTTAATTAAGTGTCCATGTTGTGACGCTGAAATGTGTTATGAGTATCATCATGAACAATTCATTCAATGGATGTGTTTTAATTGTGGATACGGAAGCACTTCACACATGGTACAGGACAGCGACTTTGTAACAAATGCAAAAGAATCACTCCCAGAACTAATTAAAGATTTAGAAATAGTAGATAAAGATGGATTCGTATGGTATCCAAGTACAATCAATATAGCTGAAAAAGGTATATTATTTCCAAATGGAAGTAATAAAGATGCTTGGAAATGGACAGTTGCTCCATTAGTACCAATTAAAGAAGAGGAAAAAGCACGTTTTCCAAAAAATCAAACTCATAGAATTGATATGAGTTTAATGGAACATTTTCCAAGAGAATCATTTGCATCTGCTATTTTAAAATTAAATTCGTTATGACAAGTAGAGACTTTGTAATTTGGTTTAAAGGATTCATGGAAGGAGCACATCATCATAACATAACCCCAGCTCAATGGGACATGTTAAAGGAAAAAATCAAAGAAGTAAATGATGATGTTATCTATTATGACTATGAACCAAATGAAACCTTACTAAGTGCTGCTGAAAAATATAAACAGTGGGTATCAACAGATACAAATTCAGTATCTAATGAATCTAAAAAAGAGTTATTAAATGACTAAGTTATGTCTACAATTAGTTTTGCAATTACAGCATGGAATGAACATGTTGAACTAGAGCGTTTACTAGATCAACTAGTAACCATCATCAAACCAGGTGATGAAATAATGGTTCAATTAGATTCAACTGCTACAGACGAGGTTAAAAAAGTAGCCAACAAATATAATGTTGGACAATCTTTTGAATATCATAGAATATTCGCTTCACTAAATGGTGACTTTGCATCATTTAAAAATAATGTTAAAAACCACTGTACACGTGATTGGGTATTCTTTATTGATGCAGATGAATATCTAAGTGATGGATTAGCTGAAAATATTCATGGTATATTAGACATGAATAAAGATTTAGTAGATCTAATCGCCGTACCTAGAATTAATACTGTCGAAGGATTAACTCGTGATCACATTGATAAATGGAGATGGTTTGTAGATGATAATGGGTGGGTTAATTATCCTGATTTCCAAACACGTATATGCGCTAATAAAAAGGAAATAACGTGGATTAACAAAGTACACGAGCGTCTTGCAGGTTGGAAAACAATAGCTAATTTACCTAAAGGATATGAATTAGTACATTCTAAAACAATTGAGCGTCAAGAAAAACAAAATGCTTTTTACGAAAAAATATAGATTATGGCAAATGGTATTTATAAAATAACAGAAGATTTCGAAAAAGCACTAGCTGACTATACAGGTGCTCCTTACGTAGTAACTGTAGATAACCAAAGTAATGCTTTATTCTTGGCTTTAATGTTTGAAAATGTTAAAGGAAAAGAAGTAACAATCCCTGCTCGTACATACCCATCTGTACCTTGTGAAATTATTCATGCTGGTGCTAAAGTAAAATTTACACCTGTAGAAGGTAAAACATTAAAAGGAGCTTATCAATTAGCACCTACTAATGTTTGGGACAGTGCTTTATGCTTTACAGCAGACATGTACAAACCAGGAACTCATATGTGTGTTTCATTTACAGGTCCTTATAAGCATTTTAAATTAAGTAAAGGTGGAGCTATCTTAACTGACAGTTTAGAAGCATATCACTGGTTTAAAAGAGCAAGATATAGTGGTAGAAGAGAATGTTCATATCATGATGATAATTTTGATATGCTAGGATGGAATTTCTATATGATGCCTGAGTTAGCAGCTAGAGGATTACTATTAATGAATCAATTCTATAATATAGATGGAACCAAAAAGCACAATACTGATTTAGAATTACCATATCCAGATTTATCTAAATTTGACATCTATAAACAATGAAAGAACGAATAGAATCTCTGTTTCAATGGCCTAGTGAAAAACCAAATATTAATAAAGATAGCCATAATTGGTTTGGAATAGGAAACCACCACATACTAAAATCAGTAATAAGAGATTTAAAACCTAAATATATTCTAGAAATGGGAAGTTGGACAGGAGCAGGTTCAACAAAATTCATAGCAGAAAACGCCCCAGATGCTCATATAGTGTGTATAGATCATTGGAGTAAAGATATGAACGATTATGTCCAAGAAGAATTTGGTATCGAACAAGTAAAAGAATTATGGCCTCAAATTAGTGTATTGTGGGAAACGTTTTTAGTTAATATGTGGGATCATAAACACCATTTAACCCCACTTAGAGCTAAAACAGTAGAAGGTTTAGAAATATTAGGTAAAATGAATATTCCTTTTGATTTAGTCTATATAGATGCGCACCATGATTATGATTCTGTTTTACATGATATTAAAATTACTCATAAATTATGGCCAAACGCAAATATAATCGGAGATGATTATACATGGGAAACTGTACGTAGAGCAGTGCATGATTATGCTAATGAGAATAATTTAAAGGTCTTTAATAATGATAACTGTTGGTACTACCAAAATAAAAGTTAAATGAAAAGAGCATTAATAGGCGCTGGAGGACACGCTCAAGAAGTAAGAGCACACATTGGAGATTTTACAATGAAGTGCTTTGTAGATGATAAATACTGGAAAGAAAACAACGATTATATATTTCCATTATCTGAATTTGACCCTACAGAATATGAGGTAATGATAGCAATAGCAAAACCTCAAGATAGATCTGAAATGTTTAATAAACTCCCTGGAAACACAAAATATTTTTCATATATTCACCCATCGGCATTAGTATTATCTTATGTTAATATAGGACAAGGCTCTTTTATAGGAGCTAATTGTGTATTAACATATAATATAGAAATAGGAGATCATGCAATATTGAACAGAGCAGTTCATATTGGACATGATTGTATAATTAGAGACTATTTTAGCGCAATGCCTGGTTCTATAGTATCAGGTAATGTTAAAATTCAAGATAAAGTGTATATGGGAAACAATGCTTCTATAAGAGAAAAATTAATAATTAATGAATCTATTACTATAGGAGCAAATGCGGCTGTAGTAACAGATCTTATAGAATCGGGTATATATGTTGGTGTACCTGCAAAAAGAATAAAATGATACACATACTTTATAGACATACTAATCACAGTGGGTTTGGTAAAAACAGACCTAGCTGGTTTTCATATGAAAAAAGTTTAAATAATATATTATCAACAATAGATGGATTAGACTTTGTTAAATTCCACTTAATGTTTGATGGTGATTGCCAAATTAATGATTCTAGAATACATTGTACTGAGGTTTTTAAGGGAGGATCTGATTGGGCTTCATATCTTTATACTTGGAATTATGCTAAAAATTTAAATCTAAATGATGACGATATAGTATACTTTGCTGAAAATGACTATGCATTTAGACCTGAATGGCCCTTTAAAGCAAAAGAACTATTTAGTACTTATGAAGATATTGATTATGTAACGTTATATGATCATCCTGATTTTTACAATCCAAACCACTATCCTGGATTAACTTCATATATTCTTCCTACTAAAACACACCATTGGAAAACAGTTCCAAGTAGTACAGGTAGTGTATTAGTATCTAAAAGAATAATTAATGAAGACTTTGATATTCATACTAGCAATCCAAGTGATAGAGGCCGATTTGAACATTTATCAGCATATAAAGGAAGAAGCGTTTTAGCTCCAATACCTAGTTTATCAACACATTGTGAAGTAGAATGGCTTGCACCAGTAATTGATTGGGAAAAAATATATAAATGATAGAATTATCAAACATACAAGCATTAGCTGGAAACCATGTTCCAAAATACATTTATAATGACCATTTTGAACCTGGCAAAACACCAGTATATTATTCAGGTCCTTACTGGGATAGTAATGAGATAGTAGCTGCTATGGATGCTTTCTTAAATGGAAAGTGGATTGTAGCAGGAGAAAAAGTACATAAATTTGAGAGCAGATTTGCAAAGAAATTCAATCAAAAGCATGCTCACATGGTGAACTCAGGTTCATCTGCTAACTTAGTATTGATTGCTGCTCTTAAAAAACGATTCAATTGGCAAGACGATGATGAATTAATCGTGTCGCCTGTTGGATTTGCAACAACAGTATCTGTAATTTATCAAAATAGATTAAAACCTGTATTTGTAGATATTGAATGGGATACTTTAAACTTTGATGTAAATAAAATTGAAGAAAAAATTACACCAAAAACAAAAGGTATATTTGTTTCTCCTGTACTAGGTAATCCTCCCGACTTTGATAAGCTAGTAGAATTAGCAAATAAGTATGATCTCAAGTTGATAGGTGACAACTGTGACAGCTTAGGAAGCAAGTGGGGAGGGTTACTCTTAACAGATTATTATATAGCACATTCAAACTCATTCTACCCAGCACACCACATTTCAACAGGTGAAGGTGGGATGGTTTGTACTAATGATGACAAATTAAAATCATTATTTGTAAGTTTTTCATGGTGGGGTAGAGATTGCTATTGTGTAGGATCAGCTAATTTATTATCATGTGGTACTTGTGGAAACAGATTTGATAAATGGCTTGAAAATTATGATGGTATAATTGATCACAAATACGTGTTTGCAAATATGGGATTTAATTTAAAACCATTAGATTTGCAAGGTGCTATTGGATTAGCTCAATTAGATAAATTTGAAGAAATAGAAAAAAATAGAAGACTTTCTAAAGATGTAATTGAATCAATATTTTTAAAATATATTCCAAATGTAAGAGTACCTCAAACATTAGATAAAGCAGAACCATGTTGGTTTGGAACTCCAATCATATGTGAAGAAGAAGGATTAAAACATAGATTAGTACAACATCTAGAAGATAATAAAATACAAACTAGAAATTACTTCGCAGGAAATATATTAATGCATCCTGGATTTGAATTTTTAGATGATTATAAAAAATACCCTGAAGCAAATAAGGTACTTGATAAAGTATTCTTTGTTGGAGCTGCTCCTCATTATCGTGAACCTGTATTTGGATACATTGAAGACGTTTTAAAGAAATTCAAATGAAAGTATTAGTATTAGGAGATGGAAAGTTAGGATCTGAAATAGTAAAACAAACTAAATGGGATTATATTTCAAGAAAAAAAGATGGATTTGATCTTACTAATAATAAAGATATTACTGATACTCTATTAGAAATACATCACGGTACTATAGTAACATCAAAATATGATGTAGTAGTAAATTGCATTGCAAATACAGACACATATTCAACAGATAAAGAGTCGATGTATAAAGTAAACTATGAAGCGGTTAGTATACTTTCTGATGTGTGTAATGCTTATAAAATAAAGTTAGTACATATTTCAACAGATTATGTTTATGCTGGATCTGTAAACAATGCAACTGAAGAGGATATGCCTGTACCTTCAAACAACTGGTATACATACTACAAATTGTTAGCTGATGAATATATTTCGTTAACTAACAACAACCATTTAATTTGTAGATGTTCATTTAAATCTAGACCGTTTGAATTTAAATATGCCTGGTATAATCAAATAGGAAACTTTGATTATGTAGATATAATAGCAGATTTAATTGTTAAATTAATAAATAAAAAAGCAACAGGTATTTACAATGTAGGTACTGAGATTAAAACAATGCTTGATCTAGCAAAACAAACAAAACCAGAAACTCAACCATCACAAAAACCAGATCACGTACCAGGAAATATATCAATGAATTTAGAAAAATTAAATAGTATTTTATGAAAGCATTAATACCTTGTGCTGGTTATGGAACAAGAATGAGAATGCAACCTCATGAAGCTAAGGAATTATTACCTGATGAAGACGGAAAACCAACAATTGAGTGGTCTTTAAATATATGCAAACGATTTAATATTGAACCTGTAATTATTACTAGAAAAGAAAAAGTAGAATTTATTAAATATCTAGAAGATAATAATATAGAACATGTAATTGGTGGAGGTGAATCTACAGGTGAATCTTTACTAAGTGCTAAAGAATATTGGGGTGAATATAACATAATGATACTACCTGATACTAGATTCGAATATCCTGAAAACATGTTCACTGATATTTCCAAATGTATGAAAGCAGGTAATGACTGTGTGTTTGCTTTATTCAATGTTGAAGACCATTCAAACTGGGGAATTATATGTGAAAATGTGTTTTATGAAAAACCTAAGCGTATATTTACAAAAGAAGATAATGCTTATGCTTGGGGTATAATTGGATTTACAAAAGGATATGGCGAAACATTATTACGTAGTTATAATACAATATCTGAACCACTTATACTAAGTAATCCTGGGTATGTGTTTATAGAAAACTTCAGAGATATAAGTCGAAAATATACTAATACATGACATTAGAAGAAAAATATAAATACTTAGTAAAAACCGAATCAGATATTAATGAACATCTTCCAACATTAAAAAAGTATGCTGAAGAATGTGAACATGTAACTGAAATGGGTGTAAGATGGATCGTATCTACTTATGCTTTCTTGGCTGCTAAGCCTAAAAAAATGTTTTCTATTGACATACAACACCCATCAAAATGGGGTGCTAGTATTGAATTAGCTGAACAATATGCTAGAGACATAAATTGTCAATATAAATTTTGGTTAACTAATAATTTAGAAATAGAAATTGACGAAACTGACTTATTATTCATTGATACTTGGCACTCATATAAACAACTAAGTGCTGAATTAACACTACATGCTTCAAAAGTAAAAAAATATATTATTTTACACGATACTGTATTGTTTGGAAATCAAGATGAATTAAACAGCTATGATAAATTTGGGTGGTATAACGGGTCTGAAAAGAAAGGACTAATACCTGCCATAAATGAATTCTTAGAAGAACATAAAGAATGGAATGTTCACGAAACATATACAAACAATAATGGTTTAACTATTTTAAAACGTATATAGTGAAAACACTAGTAGCAATATTACAATACAACACATTTGAATTAACAGATAGTTTATATGAAACTTTAAAACCATTTGAAGAAGATATATACGACGTTGCTGTTATAGATAATGGTTCACATAAAGATAAAGTTAGTAAATACACAACACATGCTTTAGAAGAAAATGTACGTTATGGAGGTGGTGTAAGTGTTATTTTAGATTTATTCTTAGAATCACCACAATATGATTCTGTTATTATTTTAAATAACGATGTATTATTACATGGAGCTAACTATATTAGAACATTACGTGAAGAAATGTTTAAAGGCGATTTTAAATTAATTTCACCTTGCATTTTAGAACCACATACAGGGGATCAAACAATATGGAAAACAATGAGACCTTGGAATACAGGTACAACTAGAGAAGTACCATTTATAGATTACCAAGCACCTATGTTTTCAAGAGAATTAGCTGAAAAATTATATCCAATACCTTCCAAATTAATTTATGGATGGGGTATAGATTGCCTATCAGCAATGATATGTGAAGAAAATAATTGGAAAATGGGAGTATGTGATAAAACACCTACTATTCACTTAATTAGTCAAACACTAAAGCTATTTGCAGACGAATTATCCGACACAAACAGCATGGCTGAAAGAAATATGTTTGAATATTTTACTGAAACAGGAAAATTTAATAAATTTACAGAAATAAGAAATAAAGCATTTAATTATAAAATTTAAAAAACATGTTTAGACACTCAAACGATGTTGATTTTAAAGCACACTATGTAACTCAGCATACTGAAGAAAAACAAAATTTAGAATGGACTACTGTACCTGAAGGACAACTCAGAGATACTGAAGACATATGGAAGCAAAGATATGAATACGAAAAAAAGTTAATAATAAATGAAACTAATGTAACTAAAGATAGTTATGTGTTAGAATTAGGATCTGGTCCTGGATATTTAGGACAGTTAATTATTAATGAAACAGGGTGTAATTATACGTTTGTAGATAAAATAGGTGCTAAACAATTATTTGATGAACGTGGATATAAAGGAAAATTCATAGTTCAAAATATGATGGATGGAATTGACGTTACACCATTAACAGACAAATATGATGTAATAGTAGCAAATGATTTCCTAGAACATGTTAGCAATCCAGGTAATTTAATCAGAAATCTACATACCCACACCCCAGAACATACTTTATTCTCTATTTCAGTACCTAATTGGAGAATGGGACATGATTGGATTTATAGAGGATTATTTGATTATGATAATTTTATCTACTTTATGTATACCCATGGTTGGGATCCAGTATCTGTTTATCCATCAATTCTAATGACTGCTGATTATCCTAGAATAGAGTCCGAATCAACAATGGATGAATCTTTAAGAAGATCATGGAATTGGTATTTCACCTTTAAAAAACAATAATAAATGATTACATTTACAATTTCAACATACAATAATCTAGAATATTTAAAATGGAGCATCAAATCAGTAAGACAAAATGCCTATTTTAAAGATGCTCCATTTATAATACATGCAGAAAACTGTACTGATGGAACAAACGAATGGCTTGAAGAAGTTAAAGATCAATACAATCTAGAAATATATATTGAACCACATTTTGAACCGGCTAGAGGAATAGGTGGTGGGATGAACTTCTGTGCTAGTAAGGTAAAAACAGAATATATTATATTTTTACAATCTGACTTTTATGTTGCTGAAGAGTTTGATTTAGTATTATTAAATGAAATAAGAAAATATGACAGTAAATATGCCATATCGTCTTGGAGAATACAACCAAACATATTTAACAATCCACCTCAAAAACCAGGTAATATATTCTTTCCTGTAGATGCAATTGGGGCATATCATGATGATTTTAATGAAAATGCATTTTTGGAATTTTCAAGAGAATTTAGTAGCTTGAATGATATTCAAATAAGAAGATGTGAAGGTGCAGGTGGGTTTATAATTAGAAAAGAAGATTGGGACTATATTGGAGGCAATGATGCCTTATTTGCTCCAACATCTTGGGAAGACATGGACTTATTTATTAGAATGCAAAATGAAGGGTTTGGATTTGTTCAAACAACTAAATCTGTAATTTGGCATTTTGCAGGTAGAGGTTCACATCGTTTAGAAGAAAACAATGGACAATCTTCTGAAAGACAAAGACTTAATGAATATAAAAATGCAAAGAAATTTTTAAATAAATGGGGAGCAATGCCACAATTTGATAATAATGATTTTGTAAAACCAATACCATCAATTAAAAACAGAATGATATATGATATCACTAATAATACCAGCAACCACATCTAATCAACATTATACTGACTTTGCGGTTCAACAAATCAGAGAGTTATATCCTGATGAAAATGAAGTTGAAATTGTAGTTGAAGTAAATGATGATGTGACTTTAGGAATTAATTTTAACAATGCTGTAGCTAAAGCAAAAGGTGAAGTAGTAGTATTGATGCATAATGATATGGTGCCACATCCTGGATTTGTGGAAACTATTTTAAAGCATATTAAACGCAAAATGGTATTAGTTTATCATCGAGTAGAACCACCAATTTACACAGACGAATATCCAGGCAAATCTATATTTGATTGTGGTCGTGGAATTGAAAATTACGATAAAAACAAATTCTTTCAATATACTGTAGATGATGTTTTGATTGATGGTGGTTCACAACTATTCTTTGCCGTTTATAAAGAAGATTATCTTGACATAGATGGATATACCTTTAAAAAATTCTGTGAAGATGATGATGTGCATTTAAGATATAAATTAGCTGGGTTTGAATGTAAAGTAGCAAATGCAGCTATGGTATATCACTTTGTGAGCAAAACATCAAGATCAGATAACTATCAAGAAATCGAAATGATGTCTAACTTAGCCTTTATTAAAAAGTGGGGTTTTAGGATATCCAAATATAATAAGGTATATAAAAAGGCTTATGTTATTATAGGTAATGCTACTCCTGACCTAACTAAAGCATTAGACTTATTCTTTACATCTCCTCTTGAAGAAGCAAATGTGGTTGTTGAAATAGATGTTAATACCTTTACTCAACAAGATTACACATTTTTAACACAACTGAATGATATTGTTGCAGAAAATAACGAAATCGGTATGTTTGAGTTAGGAAATGTTAAAGTTAATGTAGAATCATTAGAATCATTTGAACAAGATTTAATATTTATACGAAAATAGTACATGAAACCAATTAGCATATTAGAAGAGTTAAAGTTATATCTTGAAGCAGAAGAAGTAGAAGCAACAGCAGATGTTGAAGTTGATACATCTACATCACCTCGCTTAAAATTAGACGTTAATTCAAACCCAACTAAAAAGGGTATTAAAGTTCAATTTATATTACCTAAAGGATATACTCAAAGTCAAAAAGAAGAATTAACACAAAAGTTAAAAACCAAGTTAAATGCTGGTTTAGCTCCTCATATGTTAAGTGTTGACGTTGATTTAGATGTACCTTATGAAAATGTTATTGGATTTTTAATTAGCCTAAATAATATCAAAATGCTTATCAAATCAGCATTGGAAACTGGAGGTGCTGAAAAAGAACAAGTATAAAACTACTGGATATGTCTAAAAGAAAAATTCCTAATTTGTATATTACTGTCCAAGAAGGAATTGACTTTACAGCAATTCAAGAAAATGTACAAATAAAAGACATACTTTATAATAGTATTGTTGAAGGAATAAAATCAGCAGCTAAAACAAATAAATCTGAAGCAACTATTATAGAATTAAACTCTACAGGGAATTATATTTCACTTGATCGTACTGGTTGGAAACAATCATTAGAAAAAGCACAAACATATTTTATGGATTTAGAACAATACGAAATGTGTGCTGACATTCAAAAATTAATAGAATCATTAAATAGTTATGGATCAAAAAGAATACATAGAAAAACTTCAAGAGCAGATAAATCAAATAATAGGGGCTCAAAGTACTCTAAAACGTCGTAAAAAGACAAACGAAGATACTCAACGAGAAATATTCATTAGTACTATTTCCTTATTAACACATATTGTAAATAGAGGGCCTATGATGCATATTGATTATGGGCTTGATATGACTAAGTATGATGAACCGTTTTTCCAAATAATTGATAGTTTTATTTTTATGCATTTTGGAAAAGAAGCAGGTGAATTAGTTAGCTTTTATGTTTATGAAAGAACTAATCCTGATGGAACTATTAATCCAATATATGATGAAGATGATAATCCTATTCCTTTAGAGCGAATTGAGGATTTATGGGAATTAATAAAACAAGTTAAAAAGTAATGCCTGCTCCTAAACCATTAAGTAAAGAAGATATATTGCGTGCAATGCGATTTACAAAATCAAATCGTGCTGCTGCTCGCTATTTAGGAGTATCATACCAGCATTATAAACCTTGGGCTAAACAATATAAAGTAAATGATGGAGATATAGATTCACCTTCATTATTCGAAATACATAAAAATCAAAGCGGTAAGGGTATTCCCAAATTTTTACCTAATAAACGCAAAGAACCAAATGTTAAAATCATAGTTGAAACTGGTACTGGGTGGGAATCATTTACACCTGAAAAAATAAAATCAAGAATAATAACTGAAGGGTATTTAAAAGAAGAATGCTGTAAATGTGGATTTAATGAACGCAGAGTAACTGACTATAAAATACCATTATTATTGAATTTTAAAGATGGAAATAAAAATAACTATTTACTTGATAATCTAGAATTAACATGCTACAATTGTTATTTCTTATACGTTGCTGATCCATTAACTCCAAATCAAGTTAGACATATTGAAGACAATACAGAAGTAAAAGCAACACCTCACGAGTGGGAACTATCACCAGAACAAATTGAAAATATGAAATCACTTGGATTATGGGATGAAGATGACGATGATGATGAACCTGGATCTGAATTTATTGCTTATACAAAATAATATTTATAAACACAAAAACAAAATCAAGATTATGGAAAACAAGTATTACACAGTTAAAGTTGAATTTCAACTTGAAGATGAAAAAGGTAAAATTAAAAGACAAAAAGTAGATTACCTTATTGATGCTGTATCAGTTACTGAAGCTGAAGCTAAAATGACTAAGTATTTAGTTGAAAGAAGCGAACGTAACTTTGAAATTAAGGCAGCTATTACTTCACCAATTGTAGATGTAATAAACTAACTAATATGCCTATTCAAACTAAAGACGAAGCACAAGACAAATTTAGTAGAAAAGCAGATAAAAGTCTAAAAAAAAGAAAAAAACGCACTCCATTAGGTGAAGAAGAATGGAGTGATTTAAATCAACGAGGTGCTTCATTAGCAGAACAACTTGCTTGGGTTAAATTAAAGAAAAAACAAAAAGGACTATGATTATAGTAAATACTAAAGATTTTAAGTCAATAGATCAAGCATTAAAACAATATAAAAACAAGCACAATAAACTTGGTATTGTAAAAGAATTACGTAGTAGACAAGAGTATACTAAACCTTCTGTTGAAAAACGAGGTAAAAAATTAAAGGCAATATACAAACAACAATTACGCAATAGTATTGAAGATTAATCAATATTTATATTCAAATAAAACAGTATGAGAGTATGCCCAAATTGTGGTAGCCAATTATCTTGTGGTTGTCAAAGACGAACAGCCTCAAATGGTACTGTATGTTGTGAAAACTGCATAATAGGATATGAAGCAATGTTACATCCACCACCTCCTATCCCTATGCCAGAAGTAAAAACAACAGAAGAAAATAATGGCAACTAAAGCAAATATTACCATTTTTGAACCTTTATCTATAAGAACAAATGCTCCTAAAACAGTATTTGAAGATTATAGATATGAATTTGCTGTAAAAATAGTTGAAGCTATTATACACTGTATTAAATTTGGAAAATCAAAAACAGTATTTGCTGAAATTATAATTCCTAAGTCGAAGGAAATAGTTTGTTTGAATGTTGAAGAAACTAATTTTTTAGAAAATCTAGAAAAAAATTTAGATCTTCTTATTGAACTTGAAGAATATGAGTTATGTGCCGAATTAGTTAAGGCAAAAGAAAAAATTATAAATGGTCTTCCTAAAAAAACTACTCGTAAACGAAAGAAAGAAGCAGTAGATAATTTAATTGGAACCATAAAGAATCTTTAGTATATTTATTATTAGTTCTTTAAAATATGGGGGAGTCCAGGTATTGCTCCGTAATGTGAAGGTACCACTACATGCAGACGTTTGGATATGTCGTCTTTAAACAAATTTTCAACCAATAAATGACGAAATGTCAACAATGACCTTCGACGACTTAATGGCGTTCGTAGGTGCCGATTACGCTGTAGCAGCCTAATCCGCAAGGGGCAGCTGATAGCCTTGCAACAGAACAGCAACCCCGCTATAGTCTCAGTATTATAGCTCTAGTTTTCCTAGTTTCATAAAATTAGGTGGTGGTAGGCACGCTAACCAAAACTAGCGTCCCCAATTACTGATCAGCTTGCAGATCTAAGCATGTGATACGCTGGTGTTATTGTTCCTTATGGATACACGGGTTCGATTCCCGTCTCCTCCACTAAATTAAATTTGGAAACCCAAATAAGTAACCATATATTTATGGTCGCTTAAATTTTTTAACAAAAACGAAAAAAGATGAAAAAAACAATGATTGCAATCGCAGCTGTTATTATGTTCGCTGCTTGTAACAATTCAAGTGAAGGAACTGCTACAACTGTTGATTCAACCAAAGTTGATTCTGTAACCGTAGATACTACAGCTGTAGCTGTTGATACTACTGCTTCTACACCTGCTGTTGGAGTAAAATAATCTACAGATCAAAGCACTAAAGAGCCTTGGCTGAAAAGTCAAGGCTTTTTTTTTGAAACCTAAAATAAAATTTGTATCTTTAATTCATGAATCGGGGAATAGTACAGTCCGGTAGTATGCTTGGTTTGGGACCAAGAGGTCGTAGGTTCGAATCCTGCTTCCCCGACAGATGCTCTGTTCGAATAAGGGTTAGTTCACCTCCCTTTCACGGAGGTAATAGGGGTTCGAATCCCCTACAGAGTACCTGAAGACGGTGCTAAAACAAGCATTGACGCCACTGAGGTTGATTAGGACTTAGGTTAGTAAAGCTAATCATAAAAGCAGTTGTCCACGCACCCATCTACTGCTTTCCTCAAAATGTTCTTTGGTGTAACGGTAGCACAAGTGGTTTTGGTCCACTTAGTCTAGGTTCGAATCCTAGAGGAACATCAAATTGACCCTTAGCTCAATTGGTTAGAGCAACTGACTCATAATCAGTAGGTCACAGGTTCAATTCCTGTAGGGTCAACTATGGAGCTTCGGAAATAAGGTCCTGTAGTTCAACGGATAGAACATCTGCCTTCTAAGCAGAGAATACAAGTTCGATTCTTGTCGGGACTACAAAAGTGGAAACCAAAGTTAAAGTTCTTACCTTTAACTTATACCTGAGTGTTGAAATAGGTAGACAAGAGAGACTTAAAATCTCTTGGGCAGAAATGCCCGTGCCGGTTCGACTCCGGCCTCAGGTACTTATGATTAAATGTGCGGAGTGGTGAAAGCGAGTAGGCGTACGACTACCGATGGTAGACATGAGGCGCGAAACAAGCGTCTGCTGCTTTGAGCAGCGTGGAGGTTCAAGTCCTCTCTCCGCAACCAATATTTATTATAAACGTTATAATGCCTACTAAATTAGTTACAACATTTTTCGCTGCACATGCTGGTCCTCCATTTTGGGGTAAATTAAATAGATTTGAATGGTATGCCTATTCAATCACATCAATTTGTGGTTTAGGTGCTGAAGTTGTTTGTTATACAGATGCTGGTGATAAAGGATTTGATTATTTATTATCTATCAAAGAAAAACATAACTTAACCAACTTAACAATTAAGTTATTTGATTTAACAACAAGCCCATTCCATGATAGAATTTATAGAAATAGAATAAATAACCCAGAACTATACAATAACGAGTTTCATCCATTTTATACTTTACCAATTGCAATATATTGGTTAAAATGGCATTTTCTAAATTTAGAATATGATGAAACTAAGTATGTTTATTGGATAGATGCTGGTTTGTCTACTGGTTCTTTGCTTCCTTATGTTTTATGTAAATATAAAGATGAAGAAGGATTTGAAACTAGATTTAATCATGATCGTGAACAGGAATATAAATTCTTTGTTTTTGACAAAGCATTTAATCCTCAAACAATGGAAAAAATTAATACATTTGTTAGGGATAAAATACTCTGTATGTGTAGACAAGATACAATGGACAATGATTATAGATTACTTTCAGAAAAGATAGGAGAAGATGTTTATGATGACATAGTAAGATCAAACAAATTCCCTGTTGGTGCTATGTTCGGAGGTAAAACACCATATTTAAAAAATTATATAGATGCTTTTACAGAATTAGCAAATAGAATCCTTGATCTACCTGAGCATAATTATGCCTGTACAGAACAAGAATTAATGGGTTATATCCATGTTAAACATCCTGAATGGTTTAAAGATTGGACATTTAATACATTCTATCAAGAAGAATCTAGTGTATGGCCTGGATTACTTGAATCTAACAGTGAATTAAAATCATTCTATAGATTCTTTACAGATCCTCTTGGATAACCCGAAAACCTTTAGTATCTTCACTATATGAAGATCTATCTATTAGTATTTATTTTTCAAGTCCTATTTAACGTGTTCAAAACTTTAGAAATAAAGTATACCTATGAACACAAAGTAAAAGAACTAATGATCAATTCAATTTGGATTAATTTAGTGTCTTTAGGTTCAGTTTACTTTGCTATTGATAGTTTATTTAAAGGTAATTGGTCAGTAATTATAGTATACATAGCTGGAAGTGTAGTTGGTAAATGGGTAGCTATGACTAAAGTAACCAATTACAAAGAAAAAATATACAGCTTACTTTTAAAAAGAAAGTTAAAAAATGTGGCGCATAAAGCGAATCATAAGACGAACTAAAAATCTATTTCGTTGGTTGCCTATTATTTGGAAGGACGAACAATGGGATTATTATCACATTTTTGAAATATTAAAACATAAACTTATATTTACTGCCGAACATACTCGTAAGTATGGTTACCATGTTAATTCTAATTATGATGCAGATAGAATCATGTTGTGTGTTAGGTTGATTGAAAAGGTGCAGAATGAAGCTTATATGGAAATATTAATCAATGAAAATGAATTAACTAAAGAAAAAATAGATACTGCTTATAATAAACAGAAAAAAGCACGTCAATTATTATTTAAATTACTTGATAAACATATTGAAGGATGGTGGGACTAATACTTGGCTTTATAGGTGGATTGATATTTCTATCTTGGGCATGGGTGGAAGGAATTGACAACATGCATAAAAATCACCCTGACTATAAAGGTGAAGACTGGTTAAATTGGGATGAAAAAGATCACAATGATATATTTTAACTTATGTGGATTATTAATTTAAAACCTCACCAAAAATTATTCTTCACATCAGATACTCACTATAATCATAAGAATATCTGTCGTGGAGTTACAAGTTGGACTCATGCTGATGGTCACACTAGGGACTTTTCTACATTAGCTAAGATGAATGATACTATTATTAACAACATTAACAATACAGTAGGACAAGACGATATATTAATTCATTTGGGTGATTGGTCATTTGGTGGGTTTGAATCTATTAGTGAATTTAAACATAGATTAACATGTCAAAACATTTACCTAATTTTAGGTAATCATGATCATCATATTGAACGAAATAAAGATGATATTAGATCATTGTTTGTAGATGTAGAACAATATAAAGTATTAAGAGTAATTGATGATAACAGTGATGATTTAGAATATGATTTTGTGTTATCACATTATCCCATTTGTAGTTGGCATGATATGAATAAAGGTCGTTTCCATTTATTTGGACATGTTCACTTACGAGGTAACAAAAAATTAATGCCTGGTAGAGCAATGGATGTTGGAATAGATGGAAATAATTTAAAACCATATGAATTAAAAGAAGTAATATCATTACTTGAAACTAGACCAATTAAAGCAAGTATATTACCTTCTGATCACCATGAAAAATTTGTTATAGATGAATAAAGTAGAATTATTAGGACATTACGGTTCAGATCTAATACATGCCCAATCAGCTTGGACATCAACATCTAGAGATATTACTGATGAGAAGAAAGCTAGGGTAGGTAAGCTACTTAAAATGTTAGCAAGTGAAGGACATCATACACCATTTGAAAAATCATCATTACATTTTCTAGTAACAGTGGATCAAGCAACTCATATCCATTTAATTAAACATCGTATTGGTGTTTCAGTTAATGGTGAGAGCGCTCGTTATAAGGAATTGAAAGAAGATAAATACTATATTCCTAATGATTGGCCTGATATTCCTTGCAGTATGGAACATCTACAAAGAAAAAATTGGGCTGATATATTAGATGAATATACTAGGTATGGCAATCAATTATACCACAAGTGTTTAGAAGATCTAACACCAGTATTAGGCCGTAAACGTGCTAAGGAATCAGCTCGCTTCTTTAAAACATTCAATAGTCAAATTACAATGGATGTAATGTTTAACTGGCGTTCGTTTTATCATTTCCAACAATTAAGAAATAGCGAGCATGCTCAAGTTGAAGTAAGACAACTAGCTCAAGATATGCTCGATTTAGTTAAGCAAATAGAAGGTAATCCATTTAAAGAAACAATTGAAGCATTCAACCTGTAAAAAGTGTTATATTTATTAATATGATGCACTTTGTTACACGAAATGGTAAAGAATACTTTATAATTCAAACTACGTTTGAAGCATCTAAGGTTCAAGTTCCTGTTCAAATCAATATAAACATATCTGGTTTAAATGAACAGAATAAACACATAATACATAAAAACGCTTCCTTATTCTTGGACCGTGTTCTTAAAGTAACAGATCCAAAGCAAACACCTCCACCACCACCTAAAAAGCCTTGGTGGAAAGTTTGGTAAACTCAAACTAATTAATTAAATTAAGGTTATGAAAACAATAGTGTTAGGTGATACACATGGCCGCTCTAACTGGAAATTAGCAGTACATCAAGATAATCCTGATAGGGTTATATTCATTGGTGACTATTTCGATTCATTTAACATTAAGGGAGAAGAACAATTAAATAATTTCCTTGATATCATTGAGTATAAAAAAACAAGTGGTAAGGAAGTTATAATGTTGATTGGTAATCACGATCATCATTATTTCCCTGAAGTAGGTGATACAGGCACATCTGGTTATCAAGCAATGTTTAGTTATCAAATTCGTCCTGTATTAGATGCTAATAGAGAACATTTACAAATGGCATATCAATTTGATGATTTTCTATTTAGCCATGCTGGTGTTAGTAGTAAATTTATGGATAGTGTATTTGGAACTAATGGATGGAAAACAGAAACTATAGTTGATGATTTAAATGAATTATTTAAATATAAACCATTAACATTTAGTTTTGGAAGTGCCACTAATATAAGTTATTTAGATCCATATGGTGATAATGAAGAACAATCACCAATCTGGATTAGACCCCGCTCACTAAAATCAGCTAATAGAAATACATTACGCAAAGAAATAATTCAAATAGCAGGACATACAGCACAAAACCAAATAGATATTCATGGCAAAACAAACGGATTAAAATATTTCTTTATAGATACTTTGGAAACCAGTGGAGAATATCTTATCATTAATGATAATGTTATTACAACAGGTAAAGTAAGATAATATGGCACGAAAAAAAAGACCATCAAAGGAAGAAATAGTGCAAACAATAATTAATAAAATGTTTGAAATCGCAGGACATGACGTTACTTATGAGCAAGTAGTAGGACGTAAAGATGCTTGGTATCAGGAATGGACAATGACTGTAGCTCAAAATGATGAATGGCAAAAATGGATGATAGAATATTTTAAAAAAGATTGTAAAATGTTCTCTAAAATAGCAAAACGAGAAGCAGCAATGTGTTCGTTAATGTGGGGACTTAAATTTAGTGACTTTGAAAAAGAGTAAATTCTATACACCAAAGCCTTTCAAAGAGAGGACAATCGATTTTCTAAAGAGTCTTCCCTTTTGGAAAGGTAGAAAAAAAGGAATGATTCATACTAGAGACGTTAATTGGGATGACGTTAGAGCTGTATTCTTTCCTAAAACTTTCCACGAGAAGTATGGATATCTAGGTTCAGTACCTTGGAAAGAAAATGATTCAATATTTAAAGCAATGGAACCACTTGTTATATTTATGGACTACAAAGCAAGACCTTGGTGGTGTCCTAGATTTGTATTACGTTTTCTACATCTATTTGGTGATGATAACTCTATAGTAAGAGTAAGGAATAGATCTTTAAGTAATCTTAAAAGAAAAATAACTAAAGGCTACACACTCGTAGACTATAAAACCAAATGGGAATGGTATGATCTAAGAATATCAGTTTGGGGTAGCGAGCAAATGAATGATCTAGCTGATGCCATTGAAGATAAGTTCTACAGGGAAGGACATAAAGAGGACTTAGCAGAACAAATTAAAAGATTGGATCCTAGCACTAAGTTTCATAGTGGTTACACTATAGATTCACTAAAAGAAGAATTAAACAGATTAGTACCAGAGCAATGAAAAGTAAAAAGGGAGTCTCAAAAGAATTTGTTATATTTAGTGAATATGGATTTTTTACTGGTTTAAAGTATGGTGGTGTACCTCAATGGTCACTCAACATAAATGAAGCCAAACCATTTGATCACATGTGTAAATTAGATGCTTTACAAAGAATGTATCATGGTGAACTATTAATTGAATTTATATGATGCCTGTTTATCCTAAGGACAATGGTAGTTTAGAGAGAGCTAGAGTAGCATTTCGTAAAAAAGTAGCTAATTGGAGATGGGAAGAACCTGAAGAAAAACAATCAAAACCAAGGGGACGTAAACCACAGGTAAATGTAAGAATTGAATCAAAACCTAGAACAGAAGGTGAAAAAATGGCATTTAGTAAGTTTGTAAAATATTGACCCACCCATGCAAGTAGAAAATGGAGTTTGGATAACCAAACTCCTTTTCTTACCTTTATATAAATTAAACCTATGGATAGTATAGTAAAAGAAATAATTGAAAAATTCGAGTACAGAGCAACAAAAGGTAAAGAAAAATATGGTGTAGATTTAGATCGTACTGATCTAGATTTAGAAGATTATTTACAACATGCTTTAGAGGAACATATGGATGCTATTTTATATTTAAATAAAGCACTTAGGATAATTAGGGAAAATAAGAACAAATAATAGATGAAAATAGGAATTGGACTAGTAGGATTATCATCTGGTTTTAGAAATAGAGATTGGAGACGAACTAAAGATGAAATAAAAAATAAAGTAATTAACTGTTGGTCAGGTCATGAAGTTAATCTCTACTTATCAACAGAAGATATAACTCAAGAACTGCTTGATTTTTACAATCCTAAGAAATATGTAGATACTAAACTTGTTCCTTTTATACATACTGAATTTCGTATATTAAATAAATTAATATATTTAGTAAATGTAATGGAAAATGAAGATTTGGACTTAGTGATAATTACTAGATTTGATATTATATTTTTTAATTCATTATCTTCTTTAAATATAGACTACAACAAATTTAACTTTTTATTTAGAGAAAAAAACCACTTTTACGATGGAAGAGGTTTTACCTGTGATAATTTGTATGTGTTTCCTAAACATATGTTAAGCACCTTTAAAGAATCATTTCTAGACCCCACTAATCCAACCAACAAAGGTCACTTCCATGATCAAGTATATTTACCTTTAAAGAAAAGAATAGGAGAAGAAAATATACATTTCATAGATGAAAATGAATGTTATTCGGGATGTGGGATGAATGATTATTATTTATTAGATAGATACGATAATATAGATGGAGATCAAGGACCAACATCAATAGAAAAGTATTATGAATGGAAAAAACTTGGAAACCCGTTTATTTAATTGTACATTTAAAATAAAAAGGTTATGACAATTACAAACAAACGCGAACCAATGAGTTTGCAAGACATCCAAGATGTGTGTTCAAGTGCATTTACACTTGCATCAGCACCTAATGTATCAAACAACTACACTCACATTCCAACGTCTCAAGTAATTGAAGACATGATTGAATTAGGTTGGACACCAGTGAGTGCTCAAGAAGTTAGAGCACGTAAGGGTAAAGGTTACCAAAAACACATTATTCGTTTCCAAAATCAAAACATTATGATTAAAGGAAATGATGGTGATGATGTATTTCCTGAATTGCTATTGACTAATAGTCATGATGGAAAAAATGCATTTCATTTGAGAGTTGGATTGTATCGTTTAGTTTGTTCAAATGGACTTGTAATTGCTGATTCTGAATTTAGTAATGTATCTATTCGTCACATGGGATATACATTTGAGGCATTGCGTGAGCAAGTTCGCAATATGATTGACACATTACCTAAATTGGTTCAAAAAATTAATACATTCAGAAGTACAGAACTATCTGAAGCACAAATAGAAGAATTTGCAACTAAAGCAGTTGCACTGCGTTGGAAAGGAAAGAAAACATCAGTTGAACTAGTAGAACTAGTAGCTGCTGAACGTGATCAAGATAAAGGATCCAATTTATGGACAGTATTTAATCGTATTCAGGAAAAATTAGTTAATGGTGGTCTTAGTTACAATAATGGGAAGAAAACACGTAAAGTAAGAGCACTTAAGAATTTTACAGCTGACATGCAATTCAATGGTGAGTTATGGCAGTTGGCTGAAGGATTTGCCAGTTAATAGTTGTGTTGTTACCGGGAGCTTGGGAAACCAAGCTCCCATTTTTAAATTTATTGTAAACAAAAAATAAAAGTTATGTCAAAGAAAAAAACACTCCCACCCAATTACATCGCTTTTGATGATTATCAAAATGAATTTATTGCAACAGGAACTCGCGAGCAAGTTATCGAAGCAATTCAAGAATATATTGATATCGAGGAACTGGAAGGAGACGAGATTGAGCAAATCAAAGTCTTTGAATTAGGTAAAGAAAAATTAGTATTAGCTCACATTCGTTTTGACGTTACAATTGGAGAATAATATGAGTAAAATTAAAGAATTGATAACAGATAGATATGCTGATTTATGGCCTGATACAATTGATGCTGATTATCGTTATGAAGAATGGTTGAAACAGCAACATGATGAAGAGGAATATAACGAGCTAAAAACAGAACAGAACTAGAACATAACGATTTAAAAAGTTCTTTTACATTTTTGGAAGGGTGAGATTTCAGTCGTATATTTAGATACGAAATCCCCCTCTTCTATGAGCAATATATCCCTATATACTCGTACTCGAAACTTATCTCGAAAAGTATTATTGGCTTATATTAAAGAAGTACTTAACCTATTACATAAGGAGTATCATACCCCTTATCATAAAAAAATCAAATTCAAAATATACAGGTATAAAGCACCAAAACGCAAACCAGGTGTTTATGTTTTAAGACGCAATACTAAGAATTATGATAATATGGCTGATTGGGTTAAAGAAGATAATTTAATAACAATACATTTAAAACGAAACAAAACAATAAAATCATTAACAGCTTCATTATTACATGAGTATTGTCATTATACTCAAAATATGAAGTTATATTTTTACTATACAGAAAAATTTGGTTATTGGAAGAACCCCTATGAAATTCAAGCCGAAGATTTTGCTAAACAAAATACAAATAAAGCTTTTGCAGAATGTAGTTGGGTATTTGGGGAATAAATTAGTTTAGTATATTTATTTAAAATTAAGATAACAATGAACATTTATGATCAACTATTAGAATTACATGATCAATTGAGTAATGATGATATGTGGTTAAATATCTTAGATGAAGCATATGAAGAATTAGGAGTAAACGACATAGATTCATTGATTGATTATTCTATGGAAAATGAAGATGAAGGTATTATTTACAATTTGATTAGTGAGGGTGAAGGTATTTTATCATTGAAGGATTTGAATAACTTCTATGATGAAGGGGAATATGATGATGAATACTGATTCAAAACAAATGGTTATGAAAAAATATAAGTACGAAGGTGTTTTGCCACCCACATTCTTTATTAGCCCAACTGACCAAAAGAAATATATTGTTCCTGCTTGGATTGAAGTAGAACCAGATACAACTATTGATCAAGTAGAATGGACAAAACCTTCATTTCTAAAAAACAATGACAATGACTCTACAATTTGACTTACAAACAGCATATAACGTTGTTAGTACTTTTGGTTTTCTTATTTGCATGTATAAGCTAAACAAAGTAGAAAAAGAATTAATCCAACTCAGAAGCAACCAGTTTGTACATACTGTAACTAGTTTTGTTATGGCTAAAAAATTACACGAGAAAGGTATAATTGATGATACTGATATGTCTATAGAAGTAGAAAAAGAAGATTTGAAACCATAAAAAAGGTTGTATATTCAAAATAAAAGGTTATGGACTATAAAGATTTAAAATCATTGTTATCAAGTTTAGGATTTATCCTATTCTATGTTTTTGCTACTGCAGGTATAGTCAAACTATTTTGGGATACAAAAGACGATTATCGCTTTGAAGGTAGAGTAAAGTTTTTACTTTTATTTCAAATACTATTTTTTCTTATTTACATAATAGGAATTTATCACATTATTGGTCCACGTAATACAAGTACATACTATATGGGTTATTTAGTAACACAAATAGGATATGTTGTTATAGGACTTATTGCTAATTTATTTCTAAAAAGAAAATAATCAATTTATGTTTATATTAAAATTACTTATTATATTATTTGCTCTTTCTATTGGAGTAATAATTTCTATAATGTACATATCAGGTATCTTAGAAGATAAACCTAAATCAAACAAGTTTAGACAGTGGTGGAGTAACCATATTGTTGATTTAGATAGTAAGTATGAAGAGTAGATTTGGAGAAACCCAATTAAGAATGTAAATTGAGGTTAAATTAAAAAGTTATGAAACCCCTAGTATCAACACTCGACCAAATTGCAACACAAGTTTTCGAAGCAAAAACTTTAGACGAAGCAAAGAAGATATGTCTTGACTATCTTCAAGAAAGCAAAATTAAAGAATCAGATCGTCTTAAAATGATTAGTGAAATTGAGCAGATGAAATATCTTCACAAAGTGCAATTATACGTTGCAAATGCTCTCCTCAAATATGAAGGATTAGGTGTTGGAAATAACAAACCAGCCCCAAACGAGAAACCAAATCCAGAATCATAAACTTACAATATGTTTAGAGTAAATGAACACACAGCATACATTCCTATTGATACGGAAAATGTATTTGCAACAATTAATTATATACATTTGAATTAACATATGTATAAGAAACAGTTACAATGAGTTTAGATGGTTACAATATACAAAGCGGGGATGACTACGCAGATATTTTAATTCAAGGCTTACTTGAAATTAAAGATACTAATGAAATAGATACATTAATAGTAGAATACTGGTGTATTGAAATAAGGAAAAAGTGTGTTGAAAAATACCAAGACTATATCATAGGTAAAGAAGAAACATTTATGTTGAGTGATGAAGAAATGGATGAAGCTTATCGTTTAGGAGTAGAAATGATGGTTGACAAAGCGTTAGAAGATTTAAGTGATAAAGGATTACTAGAGATAAGTATAAGTGATACTGGAGAAATACTTTATGGATTGAGCGAAGAAGGTAAAGACGAATTAAAACGATTAAACGAAGAAGATAGCAATGAGTCAATTAAATGAGAAAGTAGCTATTGGTTACATTTGTGGTGGAGAAACATTTCGTGAAATAACTTTGTACCAACTAGAGTATAATTGTATAGATGATGAAAACATCTATTATCTTGTTCTAACAGACAACAAAGAATACTTTAATCAATGCACACGTAAAAACTTAATAGTTAATGAACTACAAGATTTTTATAGTGAATATCCTGAGATAGAACCATATGAAAAATTCTATACAGGAATGACAGCAGAAGAACATTATAACTACATCACACAGAATTTAGGTGCAGGTAGTAAGTTTTCTTTTTCTGTGTATCGTTTTAATTTAATTCAAGCACAACGTTTAGGTATTACAAATGTTGCTATGATGTGTGTTGATTCTTGTTTTAGTTTTAAACGAATGGTTGAAATGGATGTGTTAGGCAAAACATTCAATCATATGTTTAGTTACAAAAACAAACTATACAATGCAGTAGCAATTTATGGTACAACTAAAAATCATTGCCCACAATTAGAACTGACTTGGAATATATTAAAGGAAAAGTATAATTATGAAACAACAGATGAAATTGTATTTACTCCTGATGCCGCAGCTCGTTTGTTTATATTTGAAAGTGAAGAACAAATGATGAAGTTGTTTACTATTTGGAATGAAATGGTTGTTCATTTATACGAAACAAAGCAAATAGGATTATATGAAGGTTCTAGAGTAATTAATGATGAATTTTTACTTGGACCAATTTATCATATGATTGGAATAAATCAATTTGAAGTAGGACCATTTACAGTTGACCACCGCATCATGAATGTGTTTTGGGAAGATTTTGGTAAAGTAAAGTTTGACCATGATTATGTTGTTAGTAAGGGATTATTAGACAACAGCGCTATACAAACACAAGTGGTAATTTAGAAACTAAATTTTCTTTCATACATTTATCTAAATAAAAATAAAGGTTATGGCAAAGAAAAAACCCCAAGTACTTGAAAAAAAGTATAATTTAAATGTTGCTAAAAGGCAAGTAATTGATCTAATTAAAAGATCAAGTTATGATTTTTGTACAGACATGATGAATGAAATTAAAAACGCAGCCAATAATGATTGCTTAGCTGATGTTGAAATGTTTGCTGATATGATTCGAACATCAGAAAACATAAGTGAAAAACAAATCGAGAAAGTAAATAAGGCTGTTAGTATATCTGAAATACTAACAATTGCTGATGATGATGCTCCTGGAAATGCTTTATTTGAACAGGAAGATATAATACTATCGACAATTTTAGGTTTTAGGATTAGACAAGATTGGGGTGACTGTTGTTAACCCAATTTTTGTTCTTACATTCATATAAATAAAAGGTTATGAAATTTACAATTAAAGGCTTAAAAGCCGAGTACGAACCGTACCACACCAGAAAAAACGAACCGTATAAAGGATCAAACAAACTTTATATTTGGCCTGAAAATGAAACTGTCCTAGACAATTTATTTAACAGACATGATCGCCCATCTAAGGTTTGGAAAACAGAAGTAATCCCTGTTGTTATTGAAAAACTAAAGGAAGAATTTCCTAATGTTTATGAAGCAGTAAAAAATGAAGAATGGGGTTGGAGACAAAAATGTGGTTGTACTTGCCCTTGTTCTCCAGGGTTTATAGGGAAACAAGGAGGACAGTATTATATTTCTGCAACTGTAGAGTTTGTTAATGAATAAAATAACATAACATGGCTGATTTTAGTAAGCAGTATTGTGAACTCCATGATATGGGGTTTGAAGGTGATTTTGATATACTTTTGGAATTTGAACTATTGGAAAATGACTATTACATACCACTTATTTGTGAAGGGTTTGGTTTTATAGCAATAGGTAAATTTGATAATGAATGTATGTTAGCTATGCCTATTGAAGATGCTTCATATGGAGCCGTTAATTGGAAGAAATATAGTGAAATTGTGAAGTGATTAGTTTTTAGAAACTAAATTTTTGTTTGTACATTTATACAAATAAAAAAGGTTATGAATAATAACAAACCAGAAGTAATTAGTTCAACATCTGTTTTAGATAAAACAGGATTTGAATGGGAAAACAATGATTGTGTTGTTAGAGCAATGGCTATTGCCGCAGACACAGATTATCCAACAGCACACAAATGGGTTAAAGAAAATCTAAAACGACCTGATCGAGAGGGAACATCACTAACTGCTATTAAACTATCAATCCTTTCAAATGCAGAGGTAAAAATAAATAATAAACATTTTATATCTATTTCTTCTAATGATTTGTATAACCCTGATTATACCCACAAGAAAGTTCAATATACAGTAGGAACATTTTCTCAGAAACACAACAAAGGTACTTATTTTATATTAGTAAGGGGACACGCTTTAACTATTAAGGATGGGGTTATTTATGATAATGGTAATTTTAAAATTAGGAATAATGGTTTTAGACGTCCTATTCGTAATGCGTTTAAGTTTGAAGAAACCAAATAAAGTTTTTATCTTTAATTAAATAAAAAGGTTATGCCATACGAAATGTTTACACCAGCAGGTGATCGAGCCTGCGAATCAATGGTCAAGTCAGTCAAGAAAAAGATCTTGGGTAAGACTCGATTAACTAAAGAAGATATTGAAAAGATCTATAATGAGGGTCTTGATAAGGTAGAAGCAAAACATCCTGAAGTACATGATACAGAGCCACGTTGGCACATTGCGAGAGAAATTAGTAAAGCACTTGAAGAAGCAGGATATAGGTTTTATATCAATTCTTGGGGTGATGTAGAAGATAATTAATTAGATAAACCAAATTTTTGTTTGTATATTTAAATAAATAAAAGATAGTCAGGTGGCGGAATGTTAGACGTAAAAACCTTATACACTCTTAATTGTTAGAGTACACAAGGAAAAGATTTACAGGTTCGAATCCTGTCCTGACTACTAAAAAATAAAGGTTATGGCAACAAGATCACACATTGGTGTTAGAAACACAGATGGAACCATTGATTACATTTATTGTCACTATGATGGTTATCCACAGCACAACGGAAAAATTTTAGCTGAACACTACCAAAACATTAACAAAGTAAGGCAATTACTTGACTTAGGTAGTTTGAGTATTTTATCAGAAGAAATCGGTGAAAAACAAGATTTTAACGATAGAACTACACACAACGAAAAATGGTGTTTAGCCTATGGACGAGACAGAGGTGAATCAGATACAAGTAAACGAACCGCATATTTTAATGATTTACTTAAAGATGACAATGTAGATTATTTGTATGTGTTTGATGGTGATTATTGGGAGTGTTACAAAATAAATACCAAGGAAACAATAAATCTATACGAATTACATCCAGAATGAAGCTAGGAAAACCTAGCTTTTATTTTTACATTTAACTAAATAAATAAGTTATGAAATTTGAATGTATTAAAGGAATAGCAGACAATGAAAATGTTGTTGCTATGCAAGGTGATGCAGTTAAACTCATCAAAACAGAAGAAGGATCAGTGTATGTTGAAGGAGAGTGGGGTTGGTGTAGTGGTTGGGAATTAATTTTTAGTCCAAAGGAATTTGTTGTACATTTTAAAATGATGGATACAAACTATAACGTTACAATAAAATAAAAGTTATGAATATGATTTTAAATGGTGCTTTGAAAGCATTAAAAAAATACGGAGCAGAATTTCAACAACATGAAGACAAATGGATATTTGTAAACAATGGCATTTGGGGGTTATATGACGAAGGTGGTGTAATGGTACTAGATGAAGGTGAAGTAATCGAACTAGCAGAACAATACACCGATTTCAAAATTGGGTAACGCAGTTTTTGTTTATACATTTAACTAAATAAAAGGTTATGCAAATACTATCACAACTAACAACAACAACTACTATTTACGAAGTAATAGTAGAAGAAAACAGATACACATACAAGGAGTATCTAGATGATAGAGGTAAAATCATCGATTGGGAATTGTTTAACGACAAGGACGAATTGATTTATGATGATGACTTAGCCGAATACATAGCAGAACAAATTTATATGTAATTAAATCAAGGTTATGGCTATAACACTAAATGATTTGAAACAAATCGTTATCAAAAGTGAAGCAGAATGGCTCAACGATTTTCATAGCGATGAAGGTAATGACCCTGTTCCGTATATCAACGGAATGAAAGATGAAATAAACGAATGTGAATCAATTGAAGATTTGTTGTTATGGTACGAGGCACATGGTTTTAATAGAGAAGGGTCGTATATGTGTGTTATTGAAAACTTGATGGTTTACGGCTCTGTTAAATAAAAAATAGCAGAGCTTTTGCAGTACAACACATCAATACAAACATACGTATATACGCTTGGAAACATAATTTTTGTTTGTATATTTAATTCATAAAATTAAAACATATGAAAATCAAAGTAGTAAAAAACGCTTACTATGTGTCCGAGGATTTGAGTGGTATAGGAATGATAGATGAGAAGGAATTTCAGAGTTCTTTTTCTCATTTGTTGGTTGTAGGTGATGTGTGGGAAAAAGATGAAGATGGGGATTTTATTTGTATTGAAGGTGAGTGGAAAGGTGAATGTAATGATGGTTGGTGGGAATATAATGATGTAAAGAAGTATTTTAAGGTAATTAAATAAATAGGTTATGACAACAACACCACTATTTGCACCAGACAAAAGGTACAATCCTTACCTTGATATTAACTATGTAGACAGGTCAAAGCAAATTGAAAATGCATTTGAATCAACGCTTGAAGATATCAAGGCAGATCCAGAATTTTATGCAGAATTGGTAAATGATTTGTTATATCATTGGGTGTATGGAACAAGGGAAACACCACTAATGGTTACAACTAAGCAAAATATGCTTACGGGTAATCATTTGTAAACCAAGTTTTTTGTGTGTATGTTTAAGGTAATTAAATAAATTAGTTATGAATACAATTAGTTACAGCAAACGCGATTTGCAACAACTAGAAACCATTGAGCAAGCGTGGGACGGGGATGAATTAAAAATTTGGGAACAAGGTGTTAAGGTATGGTTAACACATCCCGAAAATAGAAAATACAACGGCGATTACACAATTGAGATACAAATAAACGGAGTATGGCATCAACAAAATGGATATTTTGAGTGACCAAGTTTTTTTCTTATATTTAACGTATTAAATAATTAAAATAAAAGTTATGGATTATCAAGTAACCGACAAGGTAATTTACAGAACAATTCATTGGACTATTGAAGGACCAGACGATGTTTTTTATGTGCAATGTCAAGAGGATGAAATAGTAGATTTTTGGTTCATCACAAGTGATAATGAAGGAACAATAGATGTCAAATCGGAACTAGGGCAAGAATTGAGAGAGGTATGTGAAACGTATGAGGATTTTGATATGGACGGAAATGATATTGATGAATAAATTAAACATAGTATATGGCAGTTTATAGCAATGAAACGGACCCAAACGCAAAGCAATGGGATAATGAACAACATGAGCGAAGCATGTTAACATCACCAAGCTATAGGGAATGGTGGGAAGCAAATAAGGAACGTATATTAGAAGAAGATGAACTCAGACATAATATGAACATGAAATATCGTGTGGCGGAGAGTACCGATGAATTTTTGGATAATAAAAACGACGAGTAATGAATTTTTTTCTGTTGCGTTTTTTTGTTAATGCAATTAAAGCAGGAAAGAATATAACGTTACGTGGGAACCGTAATGTGGATAAACGTAATGTGGGTAAACGTCGGACGGTGAAACGGGGGAACGATAGAAACGGGTAACGTCCCTACGTGGGAACATACTGGTATAACATTATGGTTGAATATAACGTAGTTACCGCGCCTTCTTTTTATGTGACCATAGGCGTGATTGACAAGAGGTAATTGAAGTTTACGCGGGAAACTCAACAAATTAACATAGATTTATGTTATATGTTAAACGTTCCAAATATGGAAGATAGCATATAAGTATATCAAAACATAAACATATCGGTATTTTTTTATGTATGGATATTTGATAATATGTGGAATGAAACAGAGTAATGTGGGTAATGGTGTTGTGTTTGTATGCATGAATTCAGCGCGACATCAACAAATCATTTCAAATGTTTTTGTATATCCAGAAATATGTTTTTTTGTTAAGGAAAATTTTGAAACCAAATAAAAACATAGTATATTTAGTTTGTTAATTTGATTAAATAAATAAAAAAAACAAAAATCAAGGTTATGGAAACAACAATTCAGACAACCGAAACAAAACAGCGTGGACGTAAGGTAAATCCTAACAGCGCTCGTCAGTTGAAACTTGCAACTCGTGCCGCATTGGCAGAGCAAGGATTAAGTGTTCAACGTGGACGTAAACCAAATGAAAACAGTGCACGCCAGCAACGTCTCGCAGCGTTTGCAGAACGAATTGCAAATGGTGAAGTTGTGAAGCGTGGACGCCCAAAGAAACAAGCCACAACAGAAGTGGCTTAATTGTTGGTAATTTAGGGGTTATCAACTAGACCCGGTTCGTTTTAATTAATGAACTGGGTCTTTTGTTGTCCTGGTATGATTTGGGAAACCAAATTCTTATTCGTAACTTTAGACCAATTTTATTTTGGGGATAGTGGAAGACGTCTTAAGCAGCCTACCTCTGATCCCTCCACCCATTTCATAGGGCGCCCGTCCAAATGACAATGTAAATGTAAAAAAGATTATTTGGTTTCCAAATTTTATTTTTAGTTTGTCCT